GATGGATTAAAAGAAACAGTTTCCTGGTATAAGAAGAGATATGAACAATAAACAAAAACGAGTATTTAAAGAAGGATTAGTCCGAGTGGCAAAACAGTTACAAGCACCTTGGTTAAAAAAAATGGATGAAATGAGGAAAATAAAAAATTTTCACTTATAGTACTTTTTTGGTTTTGAGTTAGAAAATTCCCGAGAATCGACTAAACTATCTGAAATTATTAATGATCCACGACAAAAAAGTGCCGTTTAGAGCGAAAAAGACCTCCCGAGAACGGCATTGGGCCGTGGAAATCACTAAGAAAAAAGCTCCCAATTTTTTGGGTAAATTTGATAGGCATTGTTAGGCATTGCATAAGTTACCGAAATTGGTTATAAATAAAAATGGAAAAAAGTCATACAAAAGGTCGGTAGTTGCAAGTAACCAAAATTGTTGGAGTTTTTATGATACAAGATGATCTGCTCAAAAGCCTGAAAGAAATAGCCGACAAGTTTTTGCTCAAGGCAAAAACCGATTCAAGTACAAAAGTTGTTTTGGCTTCATTGCAGATCGTCGAGACAACAATTCGCCTGGCGGAAAGATACCAAAGAATCCCGCAGGCAAACTATGCTTTGACTGAGTATCTGGAAAAGACCCAGGAAAAGATGCTCAAGACAGACTTTTATCAATGTTACATTGCACATTGCATCGCACGGGGCGAAGAAAGCCTTCCGAAAAAGGCGCTTCTCGAAATCGCATTGAAGGTTGGGTTCCAAGAAAAGAAATCCGGCGGGTACATCTGCATATACCCGCCGAACTATAGGAGACTGCGGATCGAACAACGCGAAGCTGCTAAACAATCTCAATAACCAGTCCGATTAACCAATCTCAGCAATTCTGGAGAAGGTTCAAACCATTCTGCACACAATTTTTGCTGATCTTCAGGTTTGGCTGACAAGATCAGCAATTGAACAGCTTGCTTTCGATCGATCAATCCAGCATGATAAAGCAGTGCTATTCTTCGCATATTTTCCATTTTTCAACCCCCAATCAGGTTGGAATTTCAAGTTTGCGCAAGGCATTTGTCAATGTAACTGCGCGCCATTCGCAGATCACGTTTTTCTTCTTCAGTCAGTGTAATAGCCGGAAAAAAGCTCATTAAAAATGCTTTATATCTTAAATCGGCAACTTCTTTCTTGGATATCACATGGATATTATTGATTATTTTTTCAGCCATTGATTTTCCTCCCGGTGCTTCGTGCGTACATTATCTAACAAACGCTTGCCGTATCACCTCGGGCCTGTCCATAACGTCAAACTCAGGATCTTCGGCCATGCCGGCCAATATCACATTGGTCAGGTCGGCGTACTGTTGATGTGATCCTTCCCCGGCCAACAGTTTATTGGCGTATTCCCTGGCCTCTTGTAGTCCACGTTGTGCGTCAGTCATAATGTCACCTCTTGAATTTTGATAATAAAGGCCCGCCACACGCTTTTCAATGTAAGACGATACATTGTGTATGTGCAGATCACCGTTCATGCACTGGCGGGGCCAAATTCGTGGTCGTTGATCTGGTATTAGGTTGTTTGGTTGGGCTGTCTGCTCCAAGGCAGCTATTCCCGAAATCGGTTAACCGATTTTCTTTACGTGGTGGTTATGCTCCCCAGCCGCCCTGCCAGCGGTTGTTGGCCCGTGCCTTGGCCTCCTCAGCCTGGATATCCTCTTCCAAGGGCATAAAGGCCACTACACGCAACTTTGCCCTCCTGCCGCCCATTGCCTCAAACATTTCTTTGGCGAGGCCTGGCGCCCTAAAATTGGCCACAACGTGACCATCTCTGTCCACTATCCTCCAGCGGTGTCTGTCTTCCGCCGGTTTGAGTACCGGCGTCCCGAAATCCGGCCAGTTGGTTTTGAGCTGGCACATTGAGCTGTTGACATCCGCCTGCCTATTCTCATCTATGACATATCTTTTCATACTGGCCTCATTAAAAATCGGTTAACCGACTTTTCTAATTCATTTGTTTGTTAGGTTTATTTGTTGGTGCTTCCTGAGAAAGTTAGTGAATACTAACTTATAGGACAAGAGAATGGCCCGGTGTCGATATTTTGACACCGGGCTGGGAGGTTACTGGCCAATAGCCTGTTGTACGTCTTCAATCGTCACATTGTTCATAACACCGACCTTACGGAGCGCGTCCTCAGTCGTCTCGCCACGTGCGGTCAACAAGGCGTAATCCTCGGCGATAGCCTGTTTCATCCGGTACGCCTTGACCATTTCGCGCTGAGCATCGACAGATTGCACAATCTCAGCCTTACACTGGGCGGCAAGGCTAATAATCGCCGTGTAGTGGGCTTGATCCAGGCCAGGAAACAACTTTTCCAACTTCTCATCAACAGACTTCTCGACGATGACCTTGAAAGTAAAGGTGCGGCTTTCGTTGTCCCACTTCAAAGCCTTACCTTCAAAGGCGAGCTTATTCTTTGCCCATCGTTTGAATGAGCCAATGAGGCTACTCTTTGCTTCATCCCGATAGTTTCTACCCTTAGGCCAGAGAATACCGTCATGCAAGCGGTCTTCATCGGCCTTACCCGAGGGAAGGGTCAAGACAAGGGCTGCCATGTTGGACAGCATGGCGCCGCTGTCCTTGATGTTCTTGGCGTGGATGGCCTTGTCAAGTTCCAAGGCCTTGGCCTTGTTTGACAATGCTTGATCTTTTGACATTGCCTTTCCTACTAAGCAGTTACTCAATTCGTTGAATCCGGTTACTTGTGTCATAGTGTCGCCTCTTTTAGTGGGTGGTGGTTGTAAGTACGTACATCATTGATTCAATGTACGCTCTTTGATCTGCGGTTAACAGCTCGTTGTTAAGTTGTTCAATCGGTGAGAGCTGGTCAAGGCGGTGATTCTCGCACCATTCCTCATACTGCTTTTCTGCCGTGGTGTAGGTGTTTGAAGTATTCATCTTGTCGCCTCTTTTATTTAATCGGTTAACCGATTCTTGTACTACTTTGTGGTATTAACCTTTGATCCCAGCTTCCCTTCTCTATATCTTTACTATAAGGGTTCCGACTTGAAAAGTCAATACCTTTTATGTACCTTCTGCGTGCCTTGTGCTTAACCTATATGATGCACGTACCATGCCAGTATGCTATATCTAATGATAACAAGTACTTAGCTTTAAGGGGATGGAGAGAGTGAGTATCTTTTATGCACCACGCTGTAGTATGTTGGTCCTTTGTAATGATATCAGCTAGTTAGCCATGCATAAAGATTATGCACCGTACAATGTGATAGGCAGCTGACAGTGTTAGCGTGACCTAACTATCCAAGCTGTCAAGAGAAATATTTGTTAGTTTGCCTTAACAGTGTTGACGTATACCGACAAAGTTAGCCGAGGCAAAGAGGGCGCTATAGTTGCTTCATCGATGCTCAAGGCAATTTTCAAATTTGATATTACAAATAGTATTTGACACCCTGCTCCAGACAATGTAAAGTCAAAAGAAAACAAAGAAGGAATACAAAATGTCGGCGGAATCACCATTAAGAGCCAGCGTTGAAAACGGGGAACTGGTAATCAGAGTAGGAATAAACAGACTAGATGGCGATGAATACCATCTGGAAATACCAGTCCTGAAATTTGACAACAGATCAGAGTGGGTAAAAGATGTAATTTCTGAACTGTTCAGAGAGGAGGAAGATGGACGAACACCAATAGGAGATCTTCTAGACACAGCCATGAAACACGCTATAGAGAACGGATCAATAGGATTATCAATTGACTCACCAGGAAGAAACGGGACTTGCTGGATGTGCGATGAAGACCAAGTACCACTCTGGCACACCAAAATAGGAAGTATCTGTCAAGATTGTAAAAGCCGCCTATAAAATATGTATTGTAAAAGAGGGAAAACAAAATGGAAAGAATAGCCGAAGCAATCGACACCCTGGAAAACCTGATAGCAGCAACCTCAATGCCTATTCCAAACGATCTCATCGTAGAAGCCCTTAGGGAAGCTCTGCCAGAACTCCATACGGAGCTCAAAGCAGCATATCTGGAAGCTGGTGGCTTCAATGTGTGGGAGGACTAAAATGACAATTTGTATAGGCCCATGTAAATGCGGAGGATACGGGCAAATCCTCAATGAACCAGCAGACACGTGCCACAGAGACGTTCATCAAGGTGGCATATTTGGCCACTTTGTCACAGCCAAACTGAAGGGAAAGGAAGACTGTCGACAAGGTGTGGTAGTAAGCCTCAAACCATTGTTAATAAAAGGACAATACGGCAGAGTATACGAGTGCGAAGGGTCTCCAACCGCAGTGATTAACCCTCCTCCGGGGTGGAGAATTTTATGATAATCATTAGAAACTTTTTCAAAGCAATTCTCTGCAGACTTCAAGGTCACAAGGCGAAGAAACACTACCTTGCCAATGTCCTGACTGAAGACGGAAATATCATTACCATCGGCTGGTGCGACTGTCATAACTGCGGATGGAGTAAGATAAATTTCTTTTATGGAAACAGGTAATGAACCGCCTCATAATCATCGTGACCTCAGCCATAACCGCCATCACCATGACAATAATCTTGAAACTGTTATGACCCCAGAACAAACCCTCGGCCAGATCCTCTGGACCCTGGCCATTATCTTAGCAATCCTCGACCTGATGGGATACAGAGTATGAAGCTCCTTAAAATACGCTGGTGTGGCGACTGTAGACATCGGGCTTATCATAGATATCAAGAAAACTACTGCCACCATCCAATAATCATGGACGGAACAGATTTTGGCTGGAAGAAGCTACCGCCTGATATGCACTTCCCTGACTGGTGCCCATTAGAGAATGTGGGGGAGAAATAAAATGTCAGTATTAAAATGGGTAAAGATAACAGGCGCCGACTTCACTAAGATAACTCAAGGCAACGTATCGGAAAACTACATAACTACCGTATGCGGAACCTTTGATAGGGAAACAATGAGAAGCAGAGCACAACCATCTCTCACAATAGAAATCTTCAGAAATGAGAAAAAAAGCAAGGAAACTAATGAAAGGGAGCATCAAATGAAAGCAGCAATAGTGATAGACGATTGGAAATTGCCAATATTCAACGAGCATTTAACAAACTCCAAGTATCAATTCGAGCAGCATCCTGGAGTAGCTCCGGGAACTTTGACTCTCACAGTTGTAACTAACGATGTCAAAGCACTGGAAAAAGTAGTAAGATCAGCCAATTTAACGGCAGCAACAAGAAAGGGGAACAACAATGGTCAAGACAACACTCACTGATGGATCGCCGGTGACACCAGATCACCGAGAAATTGACCCAACCACCGGCATGCAGAAGGCCTATGTAGTTCTGTCAGCAGATGAAAGAGCAAAAGGCTTTGTGCGCCCGGTTCGCAGAAGTTATATACACACAAAATGCGGCGTCTTAACCACCATGGGACAATCCATAGCTGAAACCTATGCTAGAAATCCCAAATTTTACAGTGGTACTTTTTGTTGTGGGTGCGGAACCCACTTCCCGGTTAATGAATTCACTTGGGATGGAACTGAAGAGGTAGTTGGGTCATGAAAATCAAACAAACCGACATCGCCACCCAACTCAACATCTCCCAACCGGTCGTCTCCAAGTGGAAAAGGGGAAAATCCCGACCAAAGGGCCTGTTTCTCGACGCCGTAAAGGAAAAACTCCCCGCTCTGCTCAAGGAATTGGCCAATAAATACCCTGATTTGTACACTGAGGAGGAGCGGGGATGAAAGAACTGCCAAAAGAACTCGAGGTTTACTTGCCTGACGAGGACCCGGTCTATGAAATGATGGTCTCTACCCCTCCAGAGGAAACCAAGGCCACAATCTGTGTGTCTGAGGAATTATTGGAGCATTACGAGGCAGTAATCAAAGCAAGAGATGAAATTCTAAACGACTCCGAGTCCTCCGGTGGGGAAAAATCGTCCATTATCAACTCGACGACTGCCGTACTCAAGGACCTGTTGAAGATGCTGGAGGCCGCCAACAACGCTGATACCGTCGCCAGACTCCAGCAGGCTGTTTATAACTCGCTTCAAGAGGCTTCGCCAGAGCTGAAGGAAAAAGTGCTGACTCTATTGGAAAAACATCTGGAGCAAGTGTGAATAAACTCGCCAAGAACTTCCTCGAGTCGCTTAAAGCCCAGCTTGGTAACTCCGCTTCTTTCATTGATTTCATCCAAAATGAAACATATCTAGGTGGAAAACCCTTCAGTTTCGTTGATCACGAGTACCAACTTAAAATACTTGAAATAATAGAGGAGAGAAAACCGCTGTACCTGGTCGTCGGGAAGTGCTCACAGATTGGGATTAGTGAGTTATTTCACAGACTAGTGCTTGCACGGATGGCAATTCGGCCAGGAACGTCAGTAGTTATTTCCTTTCCGACGAAGACCCAGTCACTTGAAGTGACCAAGACCAGGGTGTCCAACATCATAGAGACCTCACCGCGCCTTGCCAGTCTGATCAACAAGGACGTGGACTCAGCCTCGGTGAAGCAGTTCGGCAACTCCTCCATACTTTTCTCTCTTGGTGGTTCGAAGACCTCTGATAACTCCAAGATATCGAGGCCGGTTTGCACATTGCTCGTTGACGAAATCGACCGGCAGAACGACAAGACCGTTTCCTCCTACCGGGCCCGTATGCAGCACACCAAGGAAGAGCAACGGATGATCTTCTACGTATCCACGCCGACCGCCGCGGGAATTGGTGTGGATTATCACCTGTCCAATGCAAGGACTCTGTTCATCGCCCACGTTTTATGTCCTGAATGCGGCGGTAATTTCCTCGCTGACTATTATGAGCATGTGAAGCTTCCAGGTTTTGATGAGTCGTTGAAGTATCTGACCAATGCAACATTAGCTATCCTTGATCCCTACCAAGCGTATTTGGAATGCCCACTCTGTTTTGCCAAGCTATACAACAATTGGACCACGTACTGGGAAGAGAAGGAGAATCCACTCGGAAAGCGGGGGAAGATCGGCGTGGCCCTTGACCCGTTCGTGGCGCCGGCGATCATCCCTATGTCGGATCTGGTGTCGGCCTCCCTGGAGTACACCGATTATGTGGAGTGGTTGAATCAGGGGCTAGGCAAGGTGGCTGATCTGAAGGACTCCTCCATCCAACGTGAGCATATAAAGTTCGAGCACTCTGATCAGATTACCGGTCAGTACATCGCAGGAATTGACCTAGGCAAACTAAATCATATAACTATCGGGGTGTTACGTCCTGATACCAGTATTCATGTGACGGAAATTCACGTAGTGAAGCTGCCTGATCTGGATGATTTTATTGAAAAGCTGTTCACTCGGATCAGGTTCTCGGCGGTGGTCGTAGACTCCATGCCCTACACTGACAAGGTTTACAAGCTGGTGGCCAAGTATTCCAGGATGTTTTCGGCGATTTATGTTGATCCGATCAAGCCGATGCCGGAACTGTTCAAATTGCAGATGACAGACAAGTACGACGAAGTGGTACGACAGGTGACCATTAACAAGAACTCGATGATGGACCTGTTTGCTAACAGCCTCGAGCATTTCTTCACCTTCGAACCATCGCCGCTGGAGGGACTGCTTGTCCAGCACATGTCCGATATGCGACGGGTGAGGGACTGGGAGCGATCAGAGGAGGAGTTACGCTACAAGTGGGTGAAGTCAAAAAACGGTGTTGACCACGGGCACCACAGTATGATCTATCTTTTCACTGCAGCTAAACTTGCAGCAGCTGATGTGGTGAATGATTTCTGCCAGCCTATCACTATTAGGAAATTCAAAAACCGAAATTAATGACTTGACACCATCCTGACCCGGGAGTAAACCTCCGTAATAACCCCTAACACGGAGGTGCTACATGGTGATACCGGAAGACAGTTTGACCATCGTAAGAAGATCCGATAGAGTCATCATCAAAAATAGGTACTGCCCGTTTGAGTGCCTCCATCAAGGTCATAACGGCGAGGTGTTGGGATCGTGTGATCGGTTTCGGCGAGAGCCGACCGGGGTTAAACTCTGCTTTCCCAAAGACAGCCAATGAATCTCCCGGAAGAGAATTTCAACGTGCTGCCGAAAGATAGGGACGGGGTGTATTTGGTGCTGAACACTCTTTGTAAAAGAGGCGGTGTCTGCGAGAGTTTCTCCAGTCAAGGGTCGCTGAAACGTTGCGGGTACTACCGGATCTTTGGCAACGACAAATGGTGCACCAGGGCCCCAGGCACCGTAGAAATTAACTGAGTGTTGCCGGCTTTATCAGGCCACGCCCCCAACCTGTGCGGTAGGTGACATTCAGTTCCTTTTACTCGTTGAGAAAACCGTGAACACAATTATCCAGATGTGGGAAGGGATACCGCTGCAACTCAACGAGCAGATAGCCCAACTATTTCCACACTGCGGGTTCGATGATTTTCCCGACAATTGTTGCGGAGCTGGTCAGGGGATCTGGGAGAAGTTGGTGCCGGATTATATCTATATCTCGCCGGTCATTATCCGCGACGCCAATCCAACAATGGTGAAAATCAGCCCAGCCTGCGCGGGCCACGACCTTGACTGGAACCTATCCAAGCCTACTTGGGATGATTTCCACGAAGCAAACAGCAGGCTCTACGCCAATATCAAAGCAATTGTGGAAAATAAAACGGAAGCGGGGAGCAACACTCAATATTACGCCCTGCGTTATCCAGCCATCTATGCTCATGCTGTGAACACCCTAGGCCAGAAGCATTTCTGGAAGATAAAGCAATCTCAAGGGTACCAGATCCCCGACAGTGCCGCTTGGTTGTTGTGAGACCTCCTTTCGTTTTCCTAGCAAAATTTAATTGACACGCCAAATTTTTGACTGTACCATCACAGCATGGCGAAAAAACTCTCAAAAATACTAGCAAAGCACCGAAGACGACAGGCAGCGGCCCTCCCTGTCACTGACCTCAAAGTCAAAGTTCCGTCCTCGGAGCAGGTCATACCCAGATTTTTGGGCAAGGCCAAAAATGCTGTAATATCAGACAGATCCTCGAACATAACCAATTCGGCGTTGTCACCGTTCAGTCGCGGTGAGGCGACGATGAACGAGACTATTAAGAAGTTGGTCTTGGCCTCTCCGGATCTGTTCAACGCCGTACTCAGCAAAGTAACGACCGCCGTGGCTACCTCTTATACGGTCATTGCCTATGACGAAGTCGGACGGGTAGATGAGGACGCCACTGAGCTGGCTCAAGCCTTCACTCGCAAACTCGATTACCAGGCCCCGGCCTACGATAAATTTTATTTGTCTACCGATTCCCGCTCCCTGTCCACCTCCCTGCTCTATGATAATCTCCGCTACGGAGCTATGTGTGCCGAGTTGGTGCTGGACAAGACCAGGAAACCCAGTCACCTGAAGCCGGTAGCCACCAGGCTGCTCAAGTGGGCTGATGACACCCCGGGGACCTACCCGGTTTACAAAGGGCCCGACGCTGATGTGCCCCTCAACTTCCCGACAATATTTTACTCAGCTTCACTGAATGATTCGGAAAGCCCGTATGCTGACAGCCCGCTGCAGGCCGCCATTCAAGCCTGCCTTTGGGACTTTGAATTCACCGACGCCCTGCGTAAGGCTGCTATCAAGAACCTGCTCGGTCGGCTGCTGGTGACGATCAACTCAGAGAATTTCCGTAAGACCGTGCCGATTACTGTCCAGGCCGACGTCAAGTTGATGAAAGAGTACATGGACTCGACTGTCTCCCAACTCGAGGCCCAACTCAACGGACTGGAGCCGGAAGACGCTCTGGTGGTCTTCGACTCGTTACAGGTCACCACCATCCAGGACAAGAATCGCTCTGAGGATAAATCGATCTCGGTTTTAAAAGACCTGATCAATGGCCGGATCTCGGCCGGCGCCTCCATCCTGCCGTCGATTATCGGCCGGGGAGATGGCCCTCAGGCCGCCTCAATGGAAGCCCAGCTGTTCGTGGCTTCCTGTACCAAACTGCAGCAAGAGTTAAATATCTTATATTCTCGAGCACTTACCCTGTCAGTCAGATTGTTTGGCAAGCCAGTAACTGTGCGGTTCAAATACGCCGAGGCTAACCTCCGGCCGGAACTTGAACTGTCCTCATTCAAGGCTGTCAACCAATCCACCATCCTCGAGCAGCTGTCACTTGGCCTGATCTCCGATGTCGAGGCCTCAATCATGCTGACCGGCACCTTGCCGCCCAAGGGGTATGTGCCCAAATCCGGCACTATGTTCAAGAATTCCTCACCAAACGCCGGCGGCGTCAACGATTATTCCAATACCTCAGCCACTACTTCGGCCAAACCGAACAGTGGCCAGAATCAGAAGGCTGGTGGAGACACCAAGTCACCGGGAGTGAAATCGAAATGACCATGCTCGCAATTGCCAGAGGGTTTGAAGAAAAGTTCTACGCTGCCGAGGCCATGCAAATGGCCAAGCTGGCCGAACTGGCCGCTGCCGGAAACGATCTTGAAGAGGATGACCTTTCACCCATCTTGCAGATCCAAGACGGGGTCGGAGTGGTTGAAGTCAGGGGTATGCTCACCAACGTAAATAGCTGGTATAACCAATATATTGGTATGGTAGCCTACGACGAAATCAGAAAAGCCACCATTCAAGCCGTTGACTCAGGCGTCGGCGCTATGCTCTATCTCTACGCCTCCCCGGGTGGGCGGGTAGCTGGCATGCATGGCTGCGCTGAGTTGATTTCGTCGCTGACCATTCCCACCATGACCTTCGCTGAAGAATACATGGCCTCGGCGGCCTTGTTTCTTGGTATCCAAGCTGATCAGGTTTTTGCCGGTGACTTCTCCGAGGTGGGTTCGGTTGGGGTGATTCAGACAATTATGGACTACTCTGAGCAGATGAAGAAGAACGGGATCTCGGCCAAGCGCTATCGGTCTGGAGATCTCAAGCAGGCTGGAAACCCCATGTTCAAGCTGTCAGCCAAAGAGGATAAGTACCTGGCAGAACAGGTAATGTTGTATGCTGAGAAGTTTTACAACATCGTTTCTGCTGCCCGGGGAATCCCCCGGCCGATGCTTGATTCATTGGATATCACCTCCGGCCGGACCTTCATTGGCGAGCAAGCCAAGACCGTCGGACTGGTTGACGGAATTTTGACTTTTGATGCCAGTTTTTTGAAAATAGCCGGATTGGCTCAGAAAAATATTGACAGCAGGACTCAACGGACTGTAACGTATGGCAGTCTATAACATGTAGCTCTACGGAGCAAGGAGCAAAACAGATGAAAAAGAAAATCCTGTCTCCGGAAGCGTTGGCTGCCCTGGCCGCCGGTACGGTTCTGGAGCCCGAGGCACGAGCTGAGACAGACGACAAAGGCGAGACCACGACAACTGCTGGTACTGAGACTATTGAGTCTCCTGACACTGTTGATACTTTCAGTGCTGAAGACAAGGCCGCTTTTGCTGGTCAGATAGAAACCCTCACAACTGAAAAAACTGAACTGGCCTCCCAGGTTGAGGCGCTGACCAAGACCGTCTCTGATCTTGAGTCAGCAGCCATTTCCGTAAATGCCCAGATCAAAGCCGCGGCTGATGAAGTCAGCGAGTTCAAGGGTATAGTGGTCGGCCAGATCGCAGCGATGCGAGTCGGCCTGTCGCTCTCCGCTGTCGATATGACCAACTGGACGGCCGAGGCCATCCTCCGGGAATACGCCTCCACCACCGAATCTTTTGAAAAATCTTTTATGGCTGGTTCCCGGGTGCCCGAGACTCCAGCTCAAAAACATGAAGCCGTCTCTGTGATTGCTTCGAGCCATGACGCCGCCGACTACGCAGCGCTTGGTTTCAAATAATCTCCTCACTTCAACCCTTTATAGGAGGGAAACCACATGGCACGTCATACAGTAAAACCCCTAGTCGGCGGTAATGAGTACGACACTTTCAAGATCACCGGCGCCATCACCGATGTCGACATCGATAAGCCGGTAGCGATTACTGCTACCGACGAGGTCGTCCTCTGTTCCGACGGCGACGAGATCTATGGCTTTATCTCTTCGATTGAGCCTAATCTCGCAGACGGCAAGGTCGTTGTTGGCGTACAGCTTTCCGGTAGAAAGTATGTCATCTTGGACGGTGCTGCCGCCGTAGGCACCCTGGTCGAGGCTGCGGCCAATACAGCGGCCGGTACTGCCAAGGCTGGAAATTATGGGTTGGTTTCGGTTCACACCTACGACACCACCACCGCCATCACCCTGGCAGCTGATATTTTCTCCAAGAACTGGAAGGTCATCTCAGGGACCGGGCTTGACACCTCTACTGCTCTTATTGAGAAGCAGTAAAAACCACTTACACTTCACATAAGGAGCACGACAATGACAGTAGCAATTAGGCGCCCTGATGGCGGAATCGAGCAGATCGAATTGAACGGGATGGCTCTCTATCGTGAGGCCATGGACAAAAAGATTCCGCTGCGAAAATTGATGAACCAGAAGTACCCCACGATAGCCGGCGGGCCCGATTCGTTTATGCAGGCTTGTCACTCAGCTGGGTTGCGTTTTTCCGATAACGACCATACCGGAGTCCCAGCAGCCAACCTGCAGGAAATCTTTGACCCGGCGGTTGACGCTACTGGTTCGTATACCAGTTCTCCGGCGGTGCCAGATAGTCGTATTCTCTTTCCCGCGGCCCTTCTTGAAGTCATCGAAGATCAGTTGCAGTCTAAAGAAGATGTAGCCACTGGCGCTTTCGAAAATCTTATCGGTTATCGTAAGACCATCACCACCCCCCGGTTCGAACAACCAGTTGTTTCCTATTCCGGTGCCCAAGGCCCGGAAGACTCTGCCTTTCAGCGCGTGGCCCAGAACACTCGGCCGCCGATCATGTTGTCCATCAAGGCAGCTGATGTTTCTCGGACCGTTCCTACCACTGCTATTGGTATGGAGATCTCCCGGGAAGCCCTGCAGGCTACCACCCTGGACTTCGTGGCCATGACCATGACCCGTTTCCTGAAGAAAGCCAACTACGCTGAGTGGGTTACTCAGATGGGCCTGCTTTTATCCGGCGATCCTGACGCGAAAGTTACTACCATGTCGGCTGCCACTTCGGCCCTCTCAGTGGTTAAGGCCTCTGCCTATGACTCCACCATCGTTGCCAACGGCGTTGTTACCCAGAAAGCCTGGTTGGCCTTCCTGTACGCCAACAGTATGGAAATGCAGAAGACCCACATGGTCTGTGATTTTGCTGCAGCTTTGGCAATCGAGAATCGTACTGGCCGCCCAACGAATGTCATGAATAACTCAATAGATAGGCTTGACGTCCCGTTCAGAATTTCTTACCCTGTGTTCCAGTCGTCTGTGGATCTGATTGTCATGCCCACAGGCACTTTCACAGCAAACACAGTTATGGCAATTGATAAGAGCCAGGCAATTGCCAAGGTTACCTCATCTGCAGCCGAGTACTCAGCAATAGAGGAGGTGGTTATGAAGAAGGCCACAAATATTAGGCTAGACCGAGGCTGGACAATTTATCGCATGTATGATGACGGATTTGGGGTCCTATCGCTTATTGCATAAACATCCTACATACTTAGCTGAGTCTCATCTTCTCCTCAGCTTCCCTTAGCCAAGTTTTAACCTTGGCTAAGGGAGTTTGTTTTATTACCCCCAGATTAAATTTTATTGTACCTCCATCACCCACCGCTTCTTCCCGCAGTCGTATATCCTGTACCACCCGTTTCTAAGACAATTTTGGTGTTCTGACTCCTCTGGGCGGAAGTCTATGTCTTCCCTGGCCGCCAGTCTGGTTCTGCTAAAGTGATTCTTTGGTTCAACCATCTGGTTCTTGCTATATTTGTAGTCTGGATTCAACTCTTTCTCTAAAGTGAATCCAAGCCTCTCATACATCTCCCCAGTGAACCACCTGTTATCTGAGTAACTTATAAGTTTCCTGCACTCCGGATGAGACCTGAGGAACATCTTTAACAGGCGGCTAGCACCACCCGCCACCCTACAACAAGAGGCAAATCTACGAAGCTCCCATAAGCCGACCGAAGAGTTTCCTCTAATTGATGTGGCCCTGCTGAAGGACATCGCACATACCACTTGATTGTTTATTGTAAGCGCCCCAACCCAGCAACCTGTCACTGTTCCTTGTAAGTGATTTTCGTTAAAGAATTTCGTTGCCCATAAATCAGATGAGCGACCAATCAACACAGTGCATTTTCTTGCAAAGTATCTCTCATCGTTTATCCCAAGAATGTGGGCCAAGGTTTTCTTAACTACCGTTATATCTTCTTTGTCACTTATATGAATAAGCCTGATCCCCGTTGCAAGACAATCTGTTTGCTTCCTCTTCATGTGCCATACGGGATCTTTGTTGAATCTTTCAGAGTGCCATATTGTGCCATTGTACTCTATGCCTATGTTCTTCTCTCTAACAAGGATGTCTATTTCTCTGCCGTTGAGTATCTTCCTGTCCTTCCCCTCTGTTTCATAAAATTCAGATAAAAAGGCGCGAATCTCATCCTCTTTCTTGCTGATGTGTTGCCCACAGGTTTGACATCCACATCCTCCAAGATGCTTGCCTGGGGATTGGAGAAATTCCCCATGTTTTTTACAGACTATTTTTACTTTCGCAGCATTATTCTTTCCGTATTTGACTAGGGAATAGTCGTAAGTGTCTCCGTGGACCTCTCTTGCCAGCTTTATGAAGTCAGCTGTCCCACTCTTTCTCAACTCTCCACCGCTCCAGTCTCCACATGCAGGACAGCCAGATTTATCCAGATGTACATTTGGAGTCTGTCGAAATTCACCATGAGTTGGACAAACTATTGTTACTGGAGTCACACTGTTCACATACTTTGCCTGGGTATATATGTAAGTGTCTCCATGTATTTTTCTGGCTCTGGATATGAATTCCTCAGTACTTAGTGTGAGGTTTTTTCCTATTCTAATCCTCCCACATTGGGTACATCCCTGTCCACACAGATGTCCGTTCGGGGAAAGATCAAACACCCCGTGCAGTGGGCAGACTATCTTTACTTTTTCAATAGCTTTTCGGTATTCGACCAAGGAGTAGTCATAGAAATCTCCGTGAACAGCTTGAGCTTTTTTAACAAAGTTTTCAGCACACGCCCTACTCCTGCCAAGGTTGGATTTACCGCCACTGCAGGATTTACAGCCGTGTCCATTTGCGTGGGAATAGGGGTCCTGTAGGAATGCCCCGTGTTCAGGACAGATAATAGTGACTTTGGTGTGGTCAGACACTTTCTCTGTCACTCGAGAGTAGTCATAGAAATCTCCGTGAGCTTTTCTGGACCTTTCGACGAATCTCTCAACATTCATCTCTTCTTCTCCTCCACCCTCTCCAAATACTCCACCAAAGCCCTCCGAAGAACAACGGACATTGGAACCCGCTCCTCAGCCGCCAATTTCTCCAACCTCTTCCAAGTGTCGTCGTGCATGTTTACCGAGTGCAGTCGCATTTTCATCTTAACCTCCTTATGTTTTATTCAGACCATATATACCTCACTAACCCAACAATATCCTTAAAAGCCAAGCATGTCAAGATTTTCTTGCAAATATATGCGAGGCACCCTATACTGACAAAAATTTGACCCGATCAATAACCCTAACCGTGAGGAAGAACATGGCAGTCAAACACAAAGACGACACAACCGTAGAGACCCCCAAAGCCAAAGCCCCGGAAAAAGTTGAATATCTTTCAAAATTTACCGTCTACCACCCATTTCAGAAGAAGCGGATCGAGCCCGGCGTACCGACGGCTCTTGAGTATGACGGTTGGGTAGAAGCTCAACTCGAAGCTGGGATCCTCATCAAGGCTTAAGCCTATGAACATTACCTCCTACACCAGTTACGCTGAGATCAGGCAAGTGGTCGGCCTCAGCGTCAAGGAATTACCGGATACTGAACTGGCAGTCGAGCTGTACAATAACGTCCTGCAGCTCAAACTGCAGGAGGTGGTCCTGCCCTCTGCTACTCCCGGCCCCGGTCCACTCGATGCACGGTTCCTGGTCATCGCCGCGTTGGCTGAAAATGCCAGGACGACGGCGGAACAAAAACTCTACAACCTGACCCGGCTCTACTCGACCTATGTCGTGGCCTATGAGGTCTCGATGTCGCTCAGTACCAGGACCCCGAAGACCATTGCCGACGGCAAGCATACCTTGGTGCGGTTCAGCCCGGAGTCGGTGTATCAGGATACGGCCAAGAACATCTCCAAGCAGGTTGAAGACCTGCGCCAGAAGATAGAGGCCATTTCCGACGACACGACCGTATTGATCATGCCGTTGATGACTGCCATAAAACCCGCTTATAATGTGGTGACTGACGAATGATGTCGCTATTTGACGTAGCTGGCTTTGCCGACCAGGAGCAGTTTATTGATGCCCACGGCACCGCTACGTTCTACGGCCAGATCATGCCGTTCAATGAGTCGGTGCGCTCCGGCCCGGCCGCTCGCCGGCGAATCATCGAGACAGTACCGTCGGTGTCAATACCAACCAAGCGGGTGGTCAAGGAAGTGACTTCTAATCAGGTTTTTATCTTGGCCAAATCTTCACCAGACTGGTTCCAAGGAGCGGTTATCTCTATCAAATACCCCGCCCAGCCGGTCGAACGCCAGTTCACCATCAAGACCATCCAGCAGATTCTGGTCGGGACCGGCGGGATCACTGATGTCTGGGCCATGCCAACCTATATCCGCCGGGTGGTATCGGAAGAATCGTCGGACTATCTAGGTGGGTACGACCTGATTTACAGTGCTTATTATAACCCGATCTCGCCGGGGGCGATCTTCGTCGGCGACGGTCAGTGGTTCCGGATCAGAGAGACTTCCCGGGAAGATGACATCGGTCTTGGTACGGCTGAGGCCGTGGAGCTTTATAACCCCCTGCAGAGCCTGACTTATTACAACTATGGAACGGTCTACGACCCTGAGACCAATACTTCACCAGGCCTGGTCTTTACGGCCGTCCAGGCGTTTGTGGAACCTCTCTATCTGCATTTCAAGCATGAGGTATTGGGTTATGTTAAAGTCGAGCCCGGGGATTTGGCCATTTCGGTGTTGAAGTCGGTCGTGACCAGCCTGCTGCCGAACGACAAGATCGGTCCATATCTGGTTCTGTCGGTTGAATCTGATGCCACTGTCTGGACGGCCCACTGCCGGAGGTACCACTGATGATCCGCATGTCGTTTAAACCAGACAAGCTGTGGTACAAGGAACTTGAGCAGGCCAAGAGTGAGCTTGCTGCTGTTGTGGCCGGGATTATGCTTTCACAGTTCCGGGAGTTGCTGATGGACGCTTCCCAGCGTTCTGGTAATTACGTGGCCAACTTCCGGGTAGGTGTGGCTGGCGAAGTGGCACCGTCGATCAAGAAAGAAGAACGGAGCAAAGAAAACTGGTACATCCGTGGTTCAATGGCTTCAGTCAATCAAGCCTTGGCCGCCAACCGAGGTGTCAAATCTTTGGCTCGGTCGACTGGCGGCGCTGCCATGGGTTTTGTACCGGTGATTACTTTGGAAAACGAGGTACCCTATGCCGAGGATGTTGAAGCCGGCGTCCCCGGGGTTCGGCCGGAGAATGAGGGTGGGCCAGGGGCCGTGGAGAGATTCGCGGCCAGGGTAACGGCCATTACCTCCCAACGTATCTATGTCGGTCGGGGGACTTGGAACATGTACCGCGATAAGGATATTTAATAATGTACGAGGATCTCAGACAAAAGCTGGTGGCGTTGTGCAAGGCAAAACACACTGCCACATACCCTACCCTGCCGGTGAATTATCCTGGTCTGGTGACGGTCAATCCAGAGGGGAGAACAGCTCCCTGGGTAATCATGTCTGTGTCTTTCGAGAAAACCCGGCGGCTGGATCTCGGCAGTAGGTCGGTCAAGGTCCGGGGCTCACTTGAGTTGCAGTATTTGTACCGGGCTGGTGCCGGGAATGCCGGGAGTAGTTTATATTCAGACTTCCTGCTGGCTCAGATCTCCCTGCAGACCGTGACTGGAATAAAGTTTGAAGAATTGACCCCGTATATTGCACCGTTGGAAGGCTGGGAAGGGACGCTTAATGTGGTGCCCTTTCAAATCGAGTATTTTAACATTTAGTCAAGGAGCATCACAATGGCAGTCGCATCCTCATCTGCATTGCAAGTACGGTTTCTAGAAGAGACCGAGGAAGGGGTCCTCCCTACCGGGAATCCCCAACTGTATCGTGTTACCCAGTGTAACATCTCACAGAAAGTCGAAGGAAAAAGCTCAGAGGAACTCAGGGCCGACCGACAGATCTCTGATTCCTCGCTGGTTTCCGGCTCGGTAGACGGTAACACTGACTGGGAACTTTCCTTCAAGACCCACGATACCTTTATCGAGGCCCTGCTGGCCAGTACCTGGACTGTCGGTGGGACCAACGGTTTGAAGACGGTGACAGACGCTGTCTTTGATTCCGTTACTCACATCATGTCCTCCGCTACCGACCTTATCCCACTGATGGAAAAAGGCCAGTGGTTCAGGATCTCCGGGCATGCCACCACAGCCTTGAACGGCGTCTATCGTTGTTCTACTTCAGTGGCCCCTACTATCGGTTCGGTTACGGTAGATGTGGCTGTCAAGGACGTAACCACTGCCACCTCCGCCAGTTGTGTGATCTCCACCAGTCGAATCAAAAATGGTCTGGCTGATCTGCGGACCTTCTCGATGGAGCGGTGTTTCTCAGATGTCAGCCAGTACTTCATGGGTACAGGTATGGCCGTCAAGTCGATGAACATCGGTTTGAACACCGGTGATACCATCAAAGGTTCCTTCTCTTTTCTTGGACGACAAGTTGAGCGCGGAACTTCCACTCTGTTCCCCTCAGGCATCGCCTCGGAAGTGGCGGCCACCACCACCCCGCTGATCAATACGGTCAATAACACGATCGTTCTGCTGGATGGAACGTCGATGGGTGACTCGTGTGCTGAGAGTTTCAGTCTGGCGATCGACACCGGTATGAAGGAACGCCGCTGTCTTGGTTCTGGTATTGGTCTGGCTGGTGTTACTCAGGGAACGTTTGATATTAAAGGTACGCTGAAGATCTACTTCGGCGCCTCAACCTCAGCAGCTGTTTACGATAAGATGATTGCCGATCAGCCCATCTCGTTCTCGATCTATTGTGAGGACGCTGTTGGCGACGGTTATGCATTCACCATCGAGCGCGGTAAGCTGTCTTCTGCTGAAGTTGTCGCTGGCAGCATCAACACCGACGTCGTCATGGACCTTGAGGTCTCGGCCACTTCTACCGGAACCAACGGAGCAATGATCATCATCGATCGGCTCGGATCAGTAGCATAATTTTCACCCCGACAAGGACAACAAGGGCTGGTCAGTAATGATCAGCCCTTGTTGTTTTCTCCTGCCAAGATTTTCTCACTGCTGATCCCCGGCAATTCTTTGTCCTCAATAAACCGTTGTATTACCTGACTTTTTGATAGCCCTGTACGTTTGCACATCATATTTAGCTTGGTGATGTGGAAAGGGGTCATGGTGATCTGGATCTGTTTGTTGCCGTCTTTAAGTGCGCCCATGTTATTTTCCTGTTGATGTTGGGTTATTTTGCTGATATAGTCAACCAATGTCTAAGCTAAACATAGAGTCTAGCCACACAAAAGTCAACACAATTTAACGGAGGACACCATGTTTGATCTACACGAGATGTTCGGATTTGAGAAAAACCTTGCTGACCAAGGTATGAAGATGTTTCTAGGCGCCGATCAGGAAGAGTACATCCAACTGAAGAAGCTGCCGAACGCCGACTACCGCTCGGCCCTGAACCGGGAACTGAGGGCGTCAGAGGCAGCCCTGGCTTCTCAGGATATCAACGTCCAGAACCAGGTATCTGATGAGATCTTTGCCCGGGTCATGGCTGATACCTGTGTCGCCGGTTGGGGAAAGAAGTTTGGTCTCAAAGGTAAGGCCTTGCCTTACTCTAACGAGAATGTCGTCAAGATTTTTTCTGACTATCCTGAATTCTGCCAGAAGTGTAAAGCTTGGGCTGAGAACCCCCGTAACTACCAGCATGCGGTTGAGGTCACCCCAGACCAAGTAAAAAAGTAATAATCCCCTACCTCGAGTGGCAAAAAGAGTGGGGGCCTCATCTCAAGACTCTATTAAGAGCCAAGAAAATGGGGATGAAAACCCACTCTTTAGACACCATGCCGGTGCTGCCGGCCGGCTACTGGATCCTCCAAGAGCACTACGATCGACTGAATAGATCCCGCTCATATAACATGGGAGGCCCAAATCCTATTGCATTCTCTGAGATCGAGCGATATAATCACACAATTGCTCGACTTGACTTAGAATTTTTTGTCGACGTCATACAAATGTTGGATAGCTTTCACTTAGACGGCGACAAGAAAACAGTAAGCAAGAAGGAAGACTCAGCACCTAAAAAATAAGTAAGGTGATGGAATGCCAGCAGTTTTTGAAGTAATATCTACAGGGATAGAGAGCCTCAATAAAACTATCCAAGCGTTGGAACGAAGCTCCCTTGCCCAGGAGCGACTCCAAGCAGCATCCATCTCAGCCACCAAAGCCCTCGGGGTTCAGGTGGCTTCTGGTTTTCAACTCCTGTCCAGGGAGACTGCCAAAAATACTGCTGTAACTCTTGCCAACACCACTGCCAAAGAAGCGTCTATTGTTTCTGTCAAACAGCTGTCGGCAGCCCTTGCTAAAGAGGCCGTAGACCTCAGTCTGGTAAACGACGCCCTCGTTACCGGTAAAGTCGCAGCAATAAATGGTGCCGAAGCAATGACCGCGTTGTCTGTGGCTACCTCTCGGTCGATGGTCAGGATGCGGGAAATGGCTATCTCTACCGAGACCAACGCTGCTGCCTCCAACCAACTCGCCGCTGCCTATTCCAAGGTTGCCGCCTCCGCTGCCACCCGGATGAACATCGAGTCCGGAGCCGCAGCCGTACTGACGAAGAGACTAGCCACAGAGCAGGCCCTCACTGCTGTTGCCGCCGAGCGAGCTGCTGTCGACCGACTTGCCACTGTCAACTTGCAGACCCAGATCGTCGCCAACTCTGGCCTGACCAATTCTCAGAAGATGCGGGCCTTGTCTACTCTCGGCTTGATCGAATTGGAAACAGCCGTCACAGGTGCCGAGAACCGCCACACCGCAGCCACCTTACGAATGACTGAAGCTCAGTTACAGGCACACTCGGCCATGCGTGGGGTAGGAGCAGCCACTGGTAACATCATGCTGACCTACGGCCGCATGCTGCCACTGATCAGCACTTTCGTTGCCACAATGCTGACGCTGAAAAGCATCAAAGTCGGCACTGAGTTTGACTATCTTACCAAGTATTCAGATGCGATCTCCGATCATACAGTAACCCTAGAAAAATTACAAACTACCCTGCTCAACATGAAGGGGTTAGGTAAGGGGCCACTAGAAATAGCCGACGGTTATCGGGAGTTGGTCAAGGCAGGTTATTCCGCCGAAGAGTCTCTTAATCAGTTGTCCTATGCCACTAAATTTGCAGTGGTATCAGAGATGAGCATGGGAGACGCCACACAGTCCCTGGTGGGTCTTACCCGGGCGTTTGGCCGTGACGGCATCACCATGGCAGATACGGCTGACATCATCGGTAAGGCGGCTCTTGCGTCGTCCACCGACGTATCTGAAATGTCCTCGGCGATGTCTCACCTCACAGAGTTGTCGACTGTCGCCGACATCTCCCTTACTGAGGCTGCCACGGCCATGGCTCTCTTGGCCAATGCCGGTATCCGCGGCTCAAAGGGCGCCACCGCCATCAGGACCTCAGTGCTCAAACTCCTGGAACCAACCGATGCAATGAAGAAGGCCATGGATGCTGCCGGAGTATCCATTGACGCCATATCTGATGATGGGAAGATCAAAGGGATGAAGGAGTTGTTCATCTCTGTCCAGAAGATTCTGGATGTCATTCCAAAACGTGAACAGGTGGGTTTCTTGGCTGACATGTTCGACCTCCGGTCTCTCAAAGGTGCGGCTAACCTCCTTGAGTCCATCCGCACTGGCTCGTGGGATGAAATGGAGCAGTCACTGCTGCATGTCAAAGGCGTAGTTGGAGAGCTCCATGGAGAGCTTCAGAAATCTTCAAAATTTTGGGCGGACGAACTCTCAGCTTCTTTCAGCAGAGCTCTCATCGCAGCCAACGACGCAGAATCTGTAACCGCTGTCTTAAAAGATCTGAACGCCCAAGTGTCTGACCCTGGGTTCTCTGAAGGTATGCGGGTTCTGTCCACTACGATGCTTCTCACTGCAAATGCAATGCTGAGTCTTTTCAGTGCGGTAGGTACAGCCGGTGGGGCGATAATCAACTACTTAGGGAAGCTGGGCGAGGTGCTGTACCCTGGTACGAAAGGAAGGTCTCTGGTAGGGGACATTGCAGATGTCGAGAGATCTCTAGGGCTAATAGGTCCAGGAGGCCCCAGTCTTCAGCCGAGTCACACTACATCGAAGTATGGAGCCTCTCCCGGACTCTCATCTGGTCATGAGCCACTCACGCCTGCATCTGCCCGCGGGTATGCCACAACCACACTTAATGCGACGGTCATTAAGGACCAGGAGGAACGGGACAAAGCATACGCCAGTGCGCTCAAAAAGGTAGCGAGTCTTAACCCAGACTCCCAACTCAAAGAGGCTCTGCAGGAGGCAGAGAGTGATCGTCTCGCCGCTGTTTACAAGATAGAGAACGAGAAAACCTACAAGGATCTTGACCCACTGATCAAGAAACGTGAGATCGACAAGGCCAACAAGATAGCAGAGCTTGAGAAGAAGTACGCCAGGGAGCAGTATGGTAAAAGGTCAACGGTAGGCGCGACTCAAACAATGACGGCTTCCAATGCCCTGAGTCAACTCTCCGACATCTCCTATCAGGTCATGCCAGCTGGGCGCGATAAGGAGATGGCTGCTCTGACTAAGACCTATCAGGATAACTCAGACAAGATTAAACTGGTGGCTGCCTCTCATAAGAGTCTTGGGGCTGAGGCGGCCAAGGCTCAGAAGATCCAGGACGAGGCTTTTGCTGCCGGTAAAAAGAACATAGATACTAAGTACATAACTGAGTACGCTGATAAGCTCGATGATCTCAAGAACGGTCTGGACTCTATCGGATCCAGAGACAAGGCCCTGTCAGCTGTCGTAAAGGAGAGTGAGAAGATTGATGTGAGCTTTGCCAAGTGGCGGAACTCAGCTACAGCCGCTGCCTCTTCTCTGGACGGAGACACAACCCCGGCCGCTGCTAAACTGCGGGGTGAGATATCCAAACTGGTCGAGGAGTCTTATAAGCTCCAGCCGGCCATGAAGGAAGCTTTCTCGGCTGAACTCATCAAGGATGCCGAAAAAGCTATTCGGGAATTCGGCGAGCAGTATGACAGTCTCTCTGAGTATGACTCCATCCTCAAGGGGATGACAGACACCTATGACAACATCGCCCGGGGAATAGAGAAAAATTTCAAGGGTACTGCTCAATACGATATTGAGATGAACAAACTGAACGCTACTTTCAGCAGGGTAAAGCAGAATAGTATCGAACTCGGCAAGGCATCAGATAACCTGTGGAGCGGATTCTCAGCTGGTGTGAAGGAAGCTGAAAAGAGTCTACAAACCCTTGGTACTCTTGGTTATAATATTTTTGGTGATCTTCGGTCCGGTATCAAGGACACCTTTGTCGGAGCCCTCAAAGGAGAGTTCGACTCTATCGGTGATTACTGGAAGGCTACTGTTGATAAGATGAAAGATCATGCCATTGACTTTCTCGCCGAGCAGTTGACCACAAAAGCAACGAATATTCTTTTCAAAGGAGCCGACTCAATATTTGGTGGCCTCCTTTCCGGCCTTGGTCTAGGGGGACTCTTCGGTGGGAGCAGCGGCCCAACCTATTCCGGCGGGGCGATGAACGTTAATGTCGTCAATGCTGGAGCGGGGGGGGGTTTTGGTAGCGCAGCTTCTGGAGGATTCTTTGCTGGGCTGAAGGAGTGGTCCACCACGGTATTCGGTCCCACCATCACCAAATATCTCGGCATGGCAGGCGGAGCGATCGGCCTGGCCGGGGGTGCCTATGGGATGTATGCCGGGTACAAGAACATTAAAGCAGGCAACGCCGGCGTCGGCGCCCTGCAGATGGCAGGCGGCGCTGCATCTGCTTACAAAGGCGCAGTCACGATTGGACTGCTCAAAGACGGGGCTTTCACCACGGCCGCCAAGGCCATGGCAGCAAAGATGGGAGTCGCCCAAGGGACAGCCCAGGCTGCCGCGTATGCCAAGACAGCCTATGTGGCTGGTAAAGGTGCCACTTCTTATGGTACCTTTCAAGCTGCCGCCACTGCAGGTAAAACAGCTACCGTAGGATCAGCAGGAGCAAGCTCCGGTACAGGGGCAGCAATGGCTGGCGGGATGGCTTACGCCACGGTAGCCGCCGCGGCTGTTTTGGTTGCCAAGGGGATCTACGATAAATCCAAACGCCCAAACGCCAGTGTCGATATTGACAGAGCAGGAATCACGCCAGCAAATCTGTCACAGTTCAATAATACCATCAAAGCCATAGATGGGTCAGTCCTGGCGGCTATTCCCACTCTGGCAAAATACCAGACAGCAATATATGACCAGAGTACTCAAGTATTAACCCTGCAGAATGGTGTAAATCAGCTTAGATTGCAATACGATGCAGCCGATGCAGCCGGACACCAGTGGTCAACAACAATAACCGGTGGGACATCGATTTTAACCTCAGCGGCCGCGCAAATAATCACCTCGTTTACCGGCATTACGCCAGCAGTCGACCAAGTGCATCAGGCGACTTCTATTGCAGCTAATGCAATGAGTCAATTAGCGGGAGGCTCAGAAGTAGCTGCATCGTCCGTCAATGCGTTAAAAACTTATTTAATGAGTTTGGGTATGAGTTCATCCTCGGCTGCCGACGCCGCAGATAAGCTCATGAATAGTGTCAGTTCTGTAGGAAATAGTTTCTCCACGGTGGGATCAGCGGCTGCTCAGGCGGCTCCCGGTATCATGCAGTTGATCAATGGCATCGGGGGGATTTCCAGTGCCGCCAACCAAGCCAGCAGGAGTATGGAGAATTTTGATACCTCCGCGTCTACCTACTCCGGCCACATCGCACCGGTTGATCCAAAATATGCTGACCGTTACGGAAAAGACATTAGCTATCACGCTACCGGTGGCATCCTGCAAGGTGGCTCCGGCACAAAAGATGATCTGTATCTTGGCAGCATCGGCGGGGTAGCTCAGGTAGCCATGGGCGGCGAGTACATTATGCCGCAGGCGGCCACCAAGAAGTATCGGCCAATTCTCGAATCGATGCGCCGTGAAGAGTATGCCTCTGGCGGGACCATCGGCGAGTTCATGCAGAGTGTCAAAGAAGAGTTGGAGGATCTCGATATGAGCGATTTCCAAAAATCTTTGACCAGTGTCCTGCGTGAGTACAACGACAACTTGAAACAGGCCAAGGAACTCAAGGCGTCCAAGAGCGACCAGTTGCTTATTGCCCAACTTAGAGATAAGAAAACGGCTGGAGTTAATTCAGATCACGCTACAGAGCTTGCCAAGCAAGCTGAAACCCTCAAAAAATTCAACGACGGTATAGATTACGACATCCTGAAGTTCTCTTTGACCGATCTGCAGATAGAAATCAAGGATGTTGGTCTCTCTATGGAGGACACCATCACCCAAGCAAAGGAACTCGGGGCTACAGAAAAGGACCTGAGCGACATCAGAAAGCTCGCCTCTTTACAAATAGCTGAGATTAATAACAAACCCTTGAGAGAAGCTGTTGATTCCCTGAAGTCTTTCAAGGATTCCTTGGCCGGGACCGTGGATGCTACCTTCACTTCTACTCAGGCTCAGAACAAACTGCAGGAAGTATTAGGTAAGGCCAGGTCAGGAGACTTCTCCGGACTTAGTACGGTGTCAGAGTTTCTCAACGACATCTCAATCAACAAGTCTGATTATGCAAACGCCCTTGATTATGCCAGGGCTTACTGGAAGACGATGTCTTCAGTAAACGAGTTGGAAAGGTTAACCGGTCACCAGGCCAAGATCCCTGGTTATGCCTCGGGAGGAACTTTCCCTGGAGGTTTGAGGATAGTCGGCGAGACCGGGCCTGAGATTGAGTATACTGGCCCATCCAGAATCTATCGAAATGACCAATTGATAGATATCTCAGCACTGCTTGAAGAGATCAGACTGCTGAGAGAAGCAGTCAATAATGGGAACTTTGCTGTGGCTAAAAACACCTATAAGACAGCTGATGAACTGGTGCGGTTGCGCCGCGACGGTATAATAGTACAAGCGTGATATTATGGAAATGTTCTCTCCTGTAATCGTAACTGACACCAACTTACTCTCCAGCACTGTGCCCGAAACGGAAGCCGGGTTGGCCGTATGGAGTTCAGTAGTCACGTATGCCGCCGGCCAACGCTGCTTCATGACGACTGGTGTTCATAAGATTTTTGAATCAACAACCGGTGGAAATACCAATCATAATCCGTCTACCACCACCGGCTATTGGATAGAGGTTTCGGCCACCAACCGCTGGAAAATGTTTGACCAGGCCACCGGCTCCAAAACTCTGTCCACCTCCAATATTGTCCTCGAATTTCTTTTAACTGCCAGTAGTTACGTAAACAGTGTGGCCATTATTGATGTGGACGACGGGACAAATGTAAAGGTAGAAATTATGCCTGTTGGAGGGAGCCTAGAATTAACAGACACTACGGCTCTTCCTGATACCTTACTACTCGCAGACGGAACAGGGGCCTTTTGGTCAGGCGAGCAGTCCCTGCTTTACTGGGGAGAGGATCCATCCCCAGACTGGTATTGGTACTTCTCTTCCCCGACAGCTGCGCTCAAGTCTGCGGTGATTGCCGATATCCCCAATTTCTATGAGTCTATTCTAAGAATAACAATCTCTACTGAGCTAGGGTCTCTGGCTGTGGGGTCTGTGCTGTTTGGCACGGCCCAGGACGTCGGTGAGACTCAGTGGGGGGTTAACTTGGGGATGATGTCTTTCTCTCGAAAAGAGACTGATGAGTTTGGTATTACGCGAATTGTGCCGCGAGGGTTCGCCAGGACCATGAGTTGTGATACCTTTCTGACCAACTCAGAGATTACTAGAATATACCGGTTGCTGGCCTCAGTAAAGGACGTGCCGGTGGTGTGGCTAGGTTCTGAGCTTGGTCTGTTTGATTCTACAATAATTTATGGATTTTATAATAGCTTTAATGTAATCTTGGAAGGCGCTGGCGGTAGTTACTGCTCGCTCGAAATAGAAGGCTTATCATAAGGATAAAATATGGCAATCTCACAGTTTCCCCCAGCCCCTGTTAAACTGACGGACACACCTCTGCAGTTCGCCCTAAAGGGTGACGCCTTCATCGCCCAGTTCCCTACCTTTGTAGACGAAGCAAATGCGCTGGCTACAGACGTGACAGCCAAACAGGCTACAGCGTCTGACGCTGCCACCACTGCAACAACAAAGGCTGCTGAGGCTGCGGCTTCAGCCGTCTCTGCTATTATGTCGCCGTCCACGCATGCCTCCAGTTTGACCTCCATTGCCATGGCGGTAGGCGAGATATCCTTCATCGTTGAGATTGGAAAAAATTTCGTACCCGGGATGTGGGTGGTTATTACCAGCTCTATCAGTGTCCAGGATTGGATGCATGGGCAGATCACTGCCTATGATTCATATACCGGGGATATAACAGTGCTTGTTTCAATTTGTAACGGTACTGCCACGGCAGCAGAATGGACTATCACACTGTCGGCCCCTGCTCAGTATGCCAATCCTGTATTTACTGGAGTGCCGATAGCTCCCACGGCGGCGCCTGGAACAAACACCACACAGATAGCCACCACCGCCTTTGCCAGAAGAGCTGGAGTACCAGTCGGGTCAGTAATATTTTTCATGGGTGGTTACTTCACAGGACCAAATAACACCGGGACCTTTGTTAACGTCCTCGGCAACACTGCCGCGGAGGTGAATGCTGCCGTCAATCAAGATGGATTTTATGTGCAGAATGGTGTGGAGTGTAATGTTTCTGGTAGTCCAATTTTTGACGGGCCTGGGAGGTATCTCCCACTCGTAACTGACGATCGCTTTATCATGGGAGATACTGCTGCTGGGGGTATTGGCGGAACAAACACAGACTCCCACGTCCACTCCTACAACCATCTTCATTATACTGGAAGTGTCGCCCTCAGTGTCTCTCAACTTCCCTCCCATCGCCACACTCAAACGGCCTATAATGGGGGTTCGGTCCCTGCCGGCGAAGGTTCAAAGCCAGGTACGAGCTACATAGACGCCACGCTGGCTAGTTCTTCAGGTTCATATACTTCATACGAGGGGAGTGGGGTGACGCATAACCACGGAGCAACCGGTTCTTCTGCTGGTGCTGGGTATATCTATACAGGATCTCCCAGTGTTTCGGATAAGCGTCCAAAATTCATCGCGGGAATTCCACTCATGAAGGTGATATAATGGCAGATACGTACACAATTCAATACCAGTCTCCAGCTATGTGGCGGCCAAAAAAGGTAGAGAAAGTTGTCTACCACTGGTTGGATGACCTTCAACCCAGAGAAGTCAAAGAAGCTCCAGGGTATGTATTTGGGCCTGCGGCATATTGGGGGGTTAGAACCGAGGACAACAAGATCTTGTTCATCCCAAAAGACTGGCTGTTCGTGCTTATGCCTGATCATGCGGAATTGACGTACAAAAAGATGGGGTCTGAAATCGGGCAGACCATTCCAAGGCAGTGACTAATGATAACTTGCAAAAATTGTGGTAAACGATATTCGGGTCTAGGTAGAAGACACTGTCCGGACTGTGGGTATCCTGCCGAAGACGACAATCCAGATGATTTTGAGGAGGACTGAATGACGCGCATAGACTTTAGACTTGATCGAATACCGAATCCAGACGAACGGAGTAGAAATTATAGTGTTTATGCCGCTGCCCCGAGTCGGGAGATAATCTCCAGGGTCTGGTTAACTCACGGATATCTCGATCAGGGTCAAGAAGGGGCGTGTACGGGCTTCGCCGTGACCAACGGTCTGTTGGCTGAACCTCATATGGGTTCTCTCGATGTGTTCACTAATGAGTTCGCTCGAGAGAAGATCTACTACGAAGCCCAGAAAGTGGATAGGTTCCCTGGCGGGGAGTACCCAGGAGCCAAACCCAGAATGGGCGGTACCGGTGTTGTCGACTCCGTTAAACAGGCCCACAAACAAGGTTATATAGAAAGCTACCGATCATCGTTTTCCTTCAATGAGTTTCTGGTAGGCCTCAGTTATTATGGCCCGGCAGTAATTGGTGTTAACTGGTATGAGGGGATGTACAACACTGATCATCACGGGATGATCAAAATCTCTGGCCGGGTCTCTGGCGGTCACTCTGTTTTGGTATGCGGGGTGAACATCCACTCTCAAGTCTTCCGTATCAAGAATTCCTGGGGCAAGCTGTGGGGGGTGGACGGACTGTGCCTGATCTCATTCTCTGATATGGAGCGCTTGTTGAAAGAAGATGGCGAAGCCATATTTATGGTAAAGAGATGAAATCTTTTATGTACAAACCTCTAACCAACAATTATACTGACTTAATTTGAGCTATGTGCAATGAACTTGATCTCTTACCTACAAGGGACGAAATGGAACCACCAAAAGAGTTAAACATCAGTTTCTGGGGACTAATTCTAACGATATGTGGAATACTCCTTGGTTGGGTAGGAGGAATGATTCGGACAGCCTGGTCTCTCAGTAAGTTTGATTCTCGAGTTATTTACGTGGAGGCTGAGTTGGAAGATTTGAAAGAAGAGAAGATCCTTAGGCGGGTAGAGTCGTTGGAAAAAATAGCCGGAAGTTTTGCTGGGCTGATGGCCATCGCCAATATGTCAGAGAAACTCGAACAGATTCCCCAGATCGTCTCCGACACAAAAATAGCAGTGGAAGATCTCCGTAAGATAGTCTACAAAGAGCGAGGGGGTCTGAATGTTATCACGGTTGACGACTGTAAAGAGCAACAATTTCACTGTACAGCTTTATACAAGAAGGATCTTGAAGCCATCAAAGCTGGACTGGACCAAGTTCTTAACAGCACCTCTCACGAGGCCATAACGAGTCTTCACAAGTCAGTCATTAGGTTGGAATCAACTGTATCAAAAATGGGGAATTAAAATGGCAGACACCAAAAATATCAATGAAGCACTGGAAATAGGCAAGCAGATCGCTGACCCTGCCATTTGGAAAAACAGAGGACTCCTTGCAAATAAGATTGCTGCGGTGATTACCCTGATTCCCGGTATCCTAAAATCATTCGGTTACGATGTGCCGCTGATGGAGGACGATCTGGTGATTGCCTTGTCGAGTGCGATTTCAGCTTTGCTGTTTTTACTGAATAACAAATTGGCTCAAGCCACATCCAAGAAAATTGGCACAAAAAATACAGACGAGGTTTAACCATGGCAATCACAGTAAAAATAGCAGCAACCACCGCAGCCGATTCTGGAGCCGGCACCGAGTTCATCACCACTGCGCCGTTTGTGCTATATGGCGATGACTTTGGGGTTGATGAACACGCCATTCTCACCCGACTCGGGCCGTCAGGAGCTCATAAGCCGATGACGAATAAGGATGGAGTCATCATGGTATCGGCTTTTCCCAACACAGTCTTGGTCGATGCCTTTGGAACTTTTCGGCTGATCAAGACAGTCACGGCCGTCGCGGCTTCTGTTGGATACGAGGAGCAGTAAATGATTTCCCGTGTACCTGGAAGGCCAGTTGCGAGGAGTTTAGGGAGCAGGAGTAAACGTCTATTTTCCTCGTTCGGCAGTAAAACTGGAGTTCCCCTTTCTACGGTCATTACCTCTCGGGCGGTCAGTGCCTCTTCCTCCGGTGCAATCTCAATTACAGTAGGGACAGGAGAGTATCAAATTAACGGTGGAACGTGGGTGTCGACTCCAGGAACCGTTGTTCTTGGCGATCTGATACGGGCCAGACTGACGAGTTCTGGTATACACGAAACGGCGGTCTCCCTCGAAATAACTATTAATGGCGTAGCCGATACGTTCACTGTTACAACTCATGTAGAAGCAGTAGCAGAACTGGCTCTAACGCAAGCTGGCGAGTTGATTATGAATCAAGACGGAACATACTTGGAATGGTGAAGTAACATGAAGAAATTAGTTTTTGCAACAATCCTCTTGCTATTATCAACCCAACTTAGTTTTGCCGACAAACGGGTAACGGACCTCACAGCACAGACCGAGGCTATTTCAGCAAGTGACTATATTCCCGGCATAGATGTCAGCGACACCACGGAGAACGCAGCGGGGTCAAGCAAGAAAATCACTTGGACTCAGGTGGGTTCTTACCTCGCTACCTTGTTCCCCACACACGCAACGTCAGACGGTAATTATTATGCATCGAAAGACGGGACCTGGGCTAGTTTAACCGGGGTTTTCTTGACTCCTTCTGGTAACACCACGGGTACCGCAGGGGGGCTCGCCGCGCAGTATATAGACTGGAGTGCGACGACAGGCGGAACTTCAATAGCCAATAAGCCTGTTCTGACCAAAGATATAGGTTGGGTTATTAAAGAGTCTGATGTTGCGACTGCCGTTGCGGACGGAAAGATGGCGTTTGCGGTACCGGCAACCATGAATGGCATGAACCTCACCGATTGCACTGCTGCAGTTGCCGATCTGAACTCCGCCGCTTCAGGCGCCACTACTGTGGTCTTGAGAAGGGTTCGAGGTGTCACCGCAGCTGACATGACCTCGACGGGAGTGACGGTTGAGTATAATATCTACTCCGCTTCGGACGAGACCGTAGACACAGCAAATGACGACCTCGCTACTGGGGATCTATTGTACCCAGATGTCAATGCAGTGACTTCAGCAGCGCAAAAAGGACTGTCGTTTACCTGTATTTTTAGTCTACCCTAGATAGGAGTTCAGCGAGGAAGCAAATGGATGACGTATTGCACGACAATAAGTATTATTCATTTCACAAACACAGCGATGGTTCAGGGATCCCCGTTTTCATCCTCCCACCATTCGCCGGCAGGGGTGGATCGGTAACCGATAAACTCGTCGCAAAATGTGTTGCATCCGGTCGAACCGTTTACCGATACGAACTGAAGTCCGCCACGCAAGAGACAAAAGATTTATCTATTGGTGGACTCCTCCAGATAATCCGCTGGTGCCACGATACCATTATAACCGAACACGGCAGCCGGGAGATCAACCTGCTCGGGACATGCCAGGGAGGGTGGCTCGCTGCAATGTATGCCAGCCTGTACCCTACTGAAATCCATAAAATATCCCTCTTTGCCGCGCCGATCAACACCAGGACTGGCTCTGACAACGCAATTGAACGCTATTGCAAAACAATTAATATACCTATGCACCGGGCAATGGTAGCGATGAATGGCGGTATCCAGGCCGGTATGTCCCAGTGGATGGCGTTTGCCCTGATGGCTCCTGAGTTTGTGTTTTTTGGCAGGTATTGTGATATGGCGAGGCATATCTTCAACGGCGACCAAAAGGCCATGGAGAAATGGAGCGCAGTCAACGAGTGGTACGACTCCCCTAGAGATCTTGCTGGCGTGTGGTTTCTTGACGCCCTGGAGAACCACTTCACCAAGAATAAACTCTATGAAGGAACCTGGGAGATCTATGGAAAGAAGATCGATCTCTCGCGGATCACTTGCCCCGTTTATGTTTTTGCCGGAGGTGACGACGATATCACCTCTGTTGAACAGACTAAAGGTATTCTCGACAAGGTATCTTCAAAAAGTAAACAGTTCGTACTGTTTCCAGAGGCAGGGCACACCCGGGTCTTCACAGGCAAAAAAGAGCTTGACCAGTTTGCTGAAATATTCTTCAATTGCTGAGGATAGTCATGAGAAAATACCACAGGTTACGTAAGATAGGTGATGTAAGTTATTTGTTATTGGTGAGCACCTTGGCGATAGCGGCAGTAATAATTTTTATAGTTGATATTTGGTTGAGTATTAAACCTCTTTAGGGTAAGTAATAAGAAACTGGTAATTAACCATAATAAAAGGGGAACTGTGATGATGAAAAAAGGTGGTCTTGCACTGTTTGTTGTTGGGCTTCTGTTTCAAGTTGGATGTGCAAACAAATTGACCTCGATCTCGTTCAAGGCCGATAACGGAGCGAAGAACGTAGTAACGATCACCGCCCCGGGGGCCACTGTGAATCTTGTCACTGAACAGAAAAACAATCCGGTTGTCGTCCCCTCTCTGTCGGACCTTAAGAATTTTATCCCTGGTATCACAGCACTCCCTGACCTGACAGACACCACCCCAGTCACTCCTGATCCGGTCCTGCCTGATCTCCCGGTCAATCCTTCCGAACCCACATTGTGAGACTGAGATGGACATCGCTGAAATCAAAAAAGAAGTCGCCCTGTTGTATCAATATATCGACGGGGCACAGAAGTATCTGGTAGCCGTGAAAGCCCAGGTCGATAAACTGGTTGCTCTGGCTACCAACCAGATACCTACTGACCCTTCAACTCCAGTTGACCCCTCACCCACAACAAAAGAATTGCCTGGTACCGTCTTGTGGGAGGATTCTTCTGACGCTGGAGAGGTCGAGTACCGAGGAAAAGCCGTGATGATTTTTCCAAAAGAATATGAAGGAAAAATCACCAAGGTAGTCGCTGCCGGCGAGACTGCTTTTCACGCTGCTTCCTGGAAAGGCCAGCCCACATTCAGACTCTCAAAGCCAGGCAGCGAATATAAGCGGCCGATTACCTTGGCCATCACTACCACTGCTGGGAATTTTACAAAAGTGATCAATGAAGGCTCATCGCAGCCCACCGGCAATAACCAAGAAACAGTCGCTCCTTCGTCATATGGCAATGGTAACCGTGGCAATGCTCGTTTCAGCAAACCTGGTAATGCCTATGGAAAAAATATCCCAGTTTTCATTGATGGTGTATTGAAGCTCACTGTTTCTGACGGGTCAAAACGAACCGAAGGAAGAAATGGCCTGATATGGAAACCGGTCAGTGATAGTAACGGAAGGTTGGTAGTCGTTGGTGAGTATAACGTGAAATTCAAAACCTGCACTATCAAATGGTAGATCATGCTTAAGCAGATACTTTTTCTCATCCTCCTGACCTCTTCCGCCCAGGCAATGCAGGCGACGGTTGTCAGTGTCGTTGACGGAGACACCCTCAAAGTTGTTAACGCCAATGGTCAGGCTACCATCAGACTGTATGGCGTTGACAGCCCGGAGAAGAAGCAGCCGTTTGGCCTGGCCGCCAAATCATTCACCAGTTCTTTCGTTGAGGGAAAGCCAGTTGAGATCACCCCTATGGATACTGATCGGTACGGTAGGACCGTGGCTGTGATCAAGATCGGGACCCAGTGTCTGCAAGAACAACTACTGCTCTCCGGCTACGCTTGGGTATACCCTCAGTATTGTCTCAAGCCTTTCTGCAGTACTTGGACGACTTTTCAGGATATTTCAGTTGGTAACCGAGTCGGGCTGTGGGCGGACCCGTCACCTGTACAGCCATGGGAATGGAGAAAACAATGAACCATAACTTTGGAACAGTCATGAGAAAACAAATTATGCTGGGCTTGGTCGCCCTCAGTTTACTAACGGTCGGGTGTGCCCAGAAAGAGCGAACCTTTGGGGCCCAACAAACCGTTCTGGGTGGAACAGGAGTCTACTGGGGGACTGAGCGGGCGAAGATTAACGCTAACTTCACTGAGCTCTACACCGAGACAGCCAAGGCCACCAAAGAGTGGGTTTCTGGAAAAGTTTACACCACCAATAATGAATCAGTTGTCCACGGTGGAAAACATTACATCTGCTCCTCCGGTCACACCGCAGATTCAACTACTGAGCCAGGAGTCGGAGCCTCATGGGCCACAGTATGGGCGGCGGATGTCCTCGGGAATATCAAAGTTTACAATCAGGACACTGCACCGGTGAGTTGTGTTGATGGTGACATCTGGGTGGACACCAACGGGACAACTGGACAGAGAGTTTCAACCTGCGAAGAGTCGACGTGGGTGGCTCAGGCCGGCGGTAGCGGTGACATAACCTACCCGTTGGCAGGAGTTCCTACAAGTACTGGCGAGGCGTGGGGAGATAGTTACGCTGTAGGAACCGGTGCAAACGAACTTTTGAAATTGAACGAATCAGCCCAAATCCCGGCTGTCCCCGGCACACTCTTAACAGCCACGTTTACCGGGACGACTCTCAGCACATACACCACTCTCAAAAATGCTATACAGGGACTCGGCGATGTGGTGGACGGCTCTGCTGTCGATCTGACCTTTGGGGACGGGTTCGATGTGGCTGCCGGCGCCGTGACGCTTGATCTCACCGAGGTCCATGTCGCAACAAATATCCCCAAATGCATCACGATATCAGCGGCCACCTCAGCCTCTGACTTCGTCGTTACCAGCTTTCCTTATGCCGTGACCGTAGGACGAATCCGGGTGACACAGATCGGAGCTACCAACGTCATTGGCGGAGTGGATGAGTGCCTCAGTTCCGGCGCAGCCTGCGGGGCGCTTGATTCTGATATTACAGCGACAACCGCGCAGGCAACCGACGACGGAGCACTCACAGACGCAGCCATTGCCGCCAACGGAATACTTTTCTGGCACACCACTTCAGTTTCTGGAACGAACGGACAACTGATGGTATGTGTCGACGTAACTGCAGATTGAGGTAGGTATGAGAAACTTTCTTGCTTTAGTACTTTTGATTCTGTTTACGGCGACATCCGGAATGGCTGAGGGGTTGGTGCTTGGCTGGCCTCCTGCCGCTGGTGGCGGCATATTCTATCAGGACACGTTCACCGAAACGACAAACACCGAATTGGCTGCACATACCCCAGATGTCGGCACAGGATCATATGTAAAACGCGACGGAGACACTGTAACCGTCACAGCCTCAACTGATACGCTGAATATCGCTAATAATGTATCAGAGCTGTTTTATTTTTCACAAGCTCCAACGTCTGCAAATTATACTGTTACAGCGCTAGTTGAGGCGCAGTTTGCCTCCATAACGGGTATCGTAGGGTCGTGCGCCAGAATGGATTCCTCGTCCGGGTATGACGGGTACTGCGTAGAATTTCAACTAAGCACCGGCCCGACCTCTACCCTGCTCATTAAAAGGTATGACAACGGAACAGGGACCACGTTGCACTCATACGACATGACTGCACTGGGGGTTGTACATAGCACGTGGTATCAAATGGTCATTTCGGTTGAAGGGTCTAATATCACTGGTACTATAAAATCAAGCGATGGTGGAACAACAATCTATACCTATACAGTAGTAGGTGATACGACATATTCTGACGCTGGTTATGCTGGTGGGATAATTTACGATGACGCTATGGTTATTACATCTATTGAGGCTCAATAATGATGAGATATATATCCATAATTTTTATCTGCTTGTGTCTTCCGTCTTTTGCTGATGCTGCGTGTAATTGCGGATCAACAAATTCAGCCTCCCCTTGCACTGGACAGTCGATATCGGTGACGGTCACAGCGGGAACACCAAACGGCGGAACGGCATACGATGGCGTGTATAATTGGACTTTCAACTCTGGAGGCGGTGACGCTCGTTGTGGCCAGTTTGCAAACGGTGATTATTGGGTTGCACCCGCTGTTGGACAAACGACAGTGACGGTGACGGCGGTTACGAGCACAAGCCCAGGTACACTCAGGGTGGATGCTGATCCAACAACAGAATCAACAGGGTTAGGGAGTGGCAGCGGGACATACGGTAATTATAACGCGGCAGAAGATATAATTCCGACACTTCCGCAATCGTACGGGGGAATAACCTCTCTCGTCGGGGCTCTGCGACGAAATACCACGGTTGAGGGCGGATGTAGCACCGGGCTTGCCGAATGTCAGGATTCTTACAATGCCGTCACGGTCCTTTCTACTGTACCTGAAAATGCAGGTTCAACAGTGATCCGCCCGAATATAACAGGGGAGACAAAAGAGTTAATCTCCATGTCAGCGTTCGATTGGTCGAGAGTACCATCAAAATCCTATTTGACTGGAACCGACGCAACCGGACTTGCAAACATCAAGAGTAGATGGTCACACAGTACGGAAATGTTTGGAGTTTGGAATACTGTAGGGACTGATGCCGGAAGTTTATCTGAGGGCGGCAGGGCTTGGAGGTCGCATACACTGATAAATGCCTACGGCGCAGGAACGGCGGCGGTTTGGTATAACGATTTGATGGTTCTTTTTTCCGACGACAACACAATTGAGGAGAAAAAACCAGCGCTTGCCGCAATGCTTGCATATGGTCTTGATCTTTATCATACGATATACGACCCTCCCGCCGGATTAGTGCGCCGCTGGAATACAGGGGCAACTCAGCATCCTGGAAAATTTTTACCAGCGGTTATGCTCGGAGCGCTTCTTACCGATACGACAAAAGCCGATGTGTTGAAAACGGCGGTAGATCATGTGCGGGACTACCCGACACAAGGACCGTTTGAAATCGCTCAAATTCATCCCGGCGCAAACGGTCCGATATGGGGTGACGAGCCAGCTCTCAGTGGGACGTATTTTACTGGGTCATATTGGGGTAATCTCCTAGTTTCGCAATGCTATGACCTAGCGCCCGACCGAGTAATGTATGATTATTATGTTTTGAGCGCATGGAAATCTTTCTCGCTCCCTATCGGGACGTTCGAAACTGGGACTCTGCATTTTACGTTTTGGAGTTTGCCGAACGGATCAACGGGTGATTTTAAAATTCGCAACGTGGCGATTGATGGTACTCCGATTAATTTTAATAGCGTAACTCTCGTAAATTACAATAACGCCACGGCAAATGGGACAATTGAGGACGCCGGGGCTACATACTCGATAGCGGCAGGGCAGACTGTTAAAAAACAGACCAGCGAAACATACACGGTCGGGGCTGGAAGCATCCTAACTTTTGACCTATATCAAACCGCCCACGGATTGAGTGGGGCTGTAGGGTTTGAGGAAAACACCACTTACGATGCAACAAAAAGATTGATTCAGGTCAGCGGAACAGTTCAGCAGTCGAATATGTTTAATAAAGGATGCATCGCCGCGCTAGGGGCTAAAACCATGTGGGATTTTCACGGGTATATTGACGGGCCTCCTAACCGACCCGGTACTGGTTATATGGGGTCATCGTTCAGTATGGAGAAAGGAATAGCCGCCGCTATGTGCCTGATGCCGGAGATAAATAGCATTGTAAATTATCCAGAGATTATCCAGTACGTAGATAGGGTTTTGAGCAGCGGGATAAAAGCATCTCCTGACCCGTGCGTAACACCTGACACTCGAGAGAATCTAACTACGTGCGACCCGTACCGTAATACTGGATGCTCTTATTACGGGTCAACGTGGGGGCCGGTAGATAAAACCAGCAAAACCTCAGCCTGTATAACCACAGCCACACCACCGTATACCAAAATCGGAAGGTTTTCAGATGCTGGCGGGGTAGATGGTGGTTCGATATCCACATCATACACTTCAAGCCAAGTCGAGGCAAACTGGGCAACAATCCGCGCCGAGTTAGGGGCTCCCCCGCCAGACCCACCAATTCCGCCAGGGCTTGAAGGCAAACGTACTATCGGTGGTCTGTGGATCAAGTCAATACCGAATAATAATTAAGAGGGTTGAGAATGAACGTTGGAAAAAACTTCATGCGGTTGCTGATCGATGCTGAAGGCTTCAAAACTCAGGTATATCCAGATAGAGCAGGATATTTGACTATCGGCATCGGCCATAAACTCACTCAGTCAGAACTTTCTTCGGGGAAGATCCTGATCAACCACCAACCAATCAAGTACCGGAATGGCCTGACTGATGATCAGGTATACTCCCTGGCCAGACAGGACGTGGCTTGGGCGACTGAAGCCGTCAGCAAATCAGTCAAAGTACCATTGACCCAGAATCAGTTCGACGCTTTGGTGTGTATGACCTTTAACATCGGCGCCGATGCTTTTCAGGGGTCTACTCTGCTGGAGGAATTGAATCTGAGACGGTATGACCAAGTCCCTATTCAAATGGTTCGGTGGCACTGGTCCGGCGGCGTACCCCATGTTCTGGATAGCCGCCGGCAGAAAGAGATTTTGGTGTGGAACACTGAGGATTAGATTTTATCCCAACCCAAAGAAATAAACTCATCTCTCAAAGGCGTCATCAGATCCCGCATCAGTGGATCGGCGCCTTTTGCACATCGTTGTCCGAACATATGTTGCCACTGAGGCAGCGGGGCGGTAATGATAATCTGGGTAGCGGTGCTGTTCGGTAGATGGTCCCGGGCTTCCTGGGGAGATTGTCCGTACTGTCTAGCCTCCCGATAAGCCTGTTCACAGGCTGCCATTGATGCCAGCCAGTGGTCATATTGCGGATTCATTTTCTGCTTATCGTAATACCTGACCGGGAGAATGAACTCTAGATCCTTTGTGTGGTCCACATATCTTTGACTAAGTTGTGCGAACCCACAAGGGCGATGGCGAACAAGTTCATGCGACATTGCCCGATTGGTCGTAAAATCCACCGATACCGACTGTGCCCAGTTGGGAATATTCTCCACCACTTGGGCACAGCGCAGTCTGTTGATGTCGTGGATGGAGGTGAAGCCTAATGCTTCGATGTACGCCCGGTAATTACCAGCATAAATCCAAGGGCCTGTGCCCTCTCTACTGCTGTAAATGAAATTACTGTCGTCAAGCGCTGCTTGCTGGCATCTGGATGCCATGACAAAGAGAGAGTGATCAAGCATGGCAAGGTGCTTCTTGTCAAAGAGCATGTCGACAAACTTGAGATACGATTCCTCAGTCGTCTTTTCCCCACTCTGCCAGCACACCCGGCCGATTTCTTCAATCCGCTTCAGCGCCCCAACGTGGTCTGTCGGACACGGTCCCATTATTCGGTAACTTTGTTTGATTACTTTTGGCATTTAGTCCTCCAATAGTTTTTGGTACAATTCTTCAAGGGCATCTTCATCCCCTGAGATCACGATCCGCCGGCGTCCGTTTTTAACCTCGCTGCTGATGGTAACGCTTGGGTGGTCAAGTATCTTTCTCAGATCGAACAATACCGGCTCAGGATGATTCCAAGCCTTATCGTTTCTTGGGTTACTCTCTTTACTCATCTGGATCCTCCCACACGTTCCCACCACCAAGATCAAAATACTCCTTTTTCAATTTTTCGAGGATCTCAGGGAGTGTCTGTCTGAGGCACTCAACATGGATCTCCGCAGGTATATTTAGCTCAAGTGCTGCTACGGTATTCTCTAGACTGTCGATAACTTCTGCTATTCTGTTCATTGTTTCTCCTTGTTCGTAAAGGCGCCTTACCAAGCGCCTTCCTGATTATCAGTTTAGTCTACTTAACGAATCTCCTCACCTAGGCACCACCCCCCAAATGCCTGACCTTCGCCGATTTCCCACTCAGGAGCAGTACGAATTTCTACGAAACTGTCAAGCAGGTTTCTCATAGCGTCCAGCGCCTTGAGGAACAGGTATACCCGCTCCAACACGAAGCCGTCATCTTCTTCCTGTCCCATTTTCGGGAGCTTCACACCTTTGTAATAGAAGGTAGAGGCGGCGAAAGTCAGCTGCACAGAAATGTCGCCCTCTATTGCAAGCACAAGGTCCATCTGTTCTACCTGCTTGCCAGTGGCGAGGGCGTCCATGGCCTCATGGTAAGAGTTCACACAAGCAACCTTTTCGCCCGGGGCCGCAGACTCCAACTGGATCTTGTCGCCTATGTCGACTATTAGTCCACCATCATTGAACTCAGCATTGCCTGTATCACTCCGGAACCACAGCCAAGTGAGGAACTCCCGGGGATTCACCTCATCTGGCAGTACACTCTCAGGACACACTGGCTCAATGTTTATCCCGAACGTTTCGGTGAATAAACCCTGCAGTAGCTCTTGGGCCTGCTTGCCGGTGGAGAGCAGCAGCGCTCGGTTACCGTCCAGGTCCCAGACGACCTCGAACACCGACGGGGTCGGCTTGGCCTTACGGACGAGCTCCGTTTTAACTCGCTCCTTGATCTCAATCTTACGGCTCCGGGAAAGCCTGGGTATCTGCTTCTCTTGCCGTTCCTGGTCAAAGGCCATGGCCACATACTTCTTTAGGACCACTGAAGGGACTCTGCGCTCGTCAACCCGCAGGGACATGACCACGTAATCGCCCACGATGGGGTCAAAGTCAGAGTTGAACATATTGAGTGGCGATACCCAGCCGATCGAGTAGTCATCAAAAGTGTCTTCGATGTCCCGGAAGGCAAAAGCGGGTACACGCTCTCTGATAAAGTGGTGGACGTCTACCTCCGGCAGCTTGCCGGTGGGGACAGAAAATTCTACGAAACTGGTGGAACCTTTAAGCAATGTCATTTTGTTCTCCTTAAACTGAATGATGTAATATTTTGTCTGTTGACTTATCAAGACACGCTCGACAGATCAGATGTGACTCTGGACCAAGGTACGGAACCATCTTCCCGCAGCCACCGGCACAGTAAGCTTCCTTTGGTATGAAGCAGTTGGCATTCTTGGCAAACTGTTCTAGGCTATCAGTTTCTCTGTTCGGCGGGTGCGGTTGGTCCAAAGCCCTAGCTCTCTCCTCCTCCAAAATCTCTAGCCGTTCCTTCAAAAATCCAAGGGTATTTGAGATCAAAATAACAGCTACAGTCAGTATCACAACACAAAGCACCAGAATGACTATTGCAAACTGTATTCGTATCATCCTTCCCCTCCTATCGAGAAATAAACCTCTGTAGAATTCCTTCACGCAGGCCCTTGTTCCCGCAATCGTGAGCACAGGAGAACGAGTCGCAAGACAGGTCCAGGCCGATGATTATCGTGTAAACATCCAAGTTCTTCGATGGGCTCTCGTCTCTGCCTTGGCCCATCTGAGACCTGATGAACTCGGACACCAGATCCTTAGGGTCTTTGGCATTGCCAGTGACCTCAAAGCTGTCCTTCTCAATATCATAAACAATCTGTACAGCAACATCTATCATCTCAATCCTCCTAGTCGTCCCATTCGAGACTGTTTGAACTATCAGGCCAACATGACCAGCATCCACAGGGGTGCTGGTGGTATCCACGCTGGTACCTAAGTGTATAGTCCGTGATTTGTCGACCGTCTACTATCCAGTAGTCATCCTCAAAAGGAATAGGTGCCTCTATCATGTACCTGACACATCCTTCTGTTCCGGTCTTATGTGGAGTAGACTTTCCTGTACCACAGTTACAATCGTGATCATGACTTGATTTGTAATCCTTGAGTGTCTTCACCCCTTCCTCCTCGCCGCAGCGATCTCCAGGATCTCCTTCAGGGTGTCAGCGCGGTTTTTGTCTGTCCTGATTTCGATGAAGCGGCAATGATCGAAAGATCTGGGTTTGCCCTCGACCTTGGATTTGGACACGGCGTTGAATTTGACCGTGCAGATTTTACCCACAAACGTCTCAGGATCCTCACTACGCATCGCATCAGTCATGCCAGAGCATTTACCTACCAGCCCGCCGCATGAGCTTCTGATGTGGAAGGATCCAAGCTTATCCTCGTATTTGCCGCCTGGTTTACCGAACTCCCAGCCATAGATCTCGACCTCGCACTCCGAGACGTTCTTACACTTGGCCATGAACAGGCTGGTGCCGTCTTTCCAGACCTCGTCCGGGTGCTTTACCACGGTGCCCTCTAGCGGTTCTTCCCCTTTAGGTACCGGCCTAGCCCGGATCTCGTCGTAGTGTGCCCAGGCTTCTTTCTCTGAATAAACAGGCTTGGTCTCTGTCTGATGGATAATGTCGCTGTCGCTGTCGGCCATATCAAGGATCTGGGCCAGGCAGTTGCGCCGCTGCTGTACCGTGAGTGGGCTGTAGCCGTCTGTATAGTCCGCCAGGGGCAGGCAGGTCCAAAGAGAAAACCCGATCCTACCCAATTCCTCCTGGTTGCCATGGCCACCCTGGAATTTGTTGATGATCGCGTTGCCAAGTGTCCTGGGCAGGTGTTTTAAGCCGCTGGCTTGTCGACACTCATAACGAACCAACCCCTCACCCTCGAACACAATGCCGCTCTCGAACATCTCGTAGTCCACGCCGTCTTCATCGACCGCGCCCGGGTCCAGGGCCATGAAAGCGTCGTCGAACTGGTCGCTGAAGTCGAACTTCTTCCCATTGCGTGATTCGAAGATCGGCTTGCCGACAGTAGGGATCTTTACCCGGATGAAGAGGCCATTTTCCTTCAAGTCGCTGAAAGCATATTGGCCTCCCCCGGCAACCGGAGTGGTGAAGATACGCTCGAGTTCGGCGTCGGTTGAGCACCGCTGATATGGATAGTACGGGATCTCCCCGGGCAGGATCGCATGCATGGACTTGGCCGAGAACCCGCAGTCTGGATTCTTCCGAAGGATCTTGTTGAGGACCTCCAAGTGGTAAGGAGACTGGCTGCCAAGCGCGGCCAACTCCTCCTTGTCTTTCTTGCTGGCTGATCCCTTGTCGTTCAGCTCGTCGAGCTTGTCGTAGAAGTCACCCTCGATCGGCTCTTCGGCCAAGGACACCCTGCTGACATTGAAAGTCAGTGACTCGTCCAGGCAGTAGTGCATGAACTTGTTGAAGTTTGGGTCCTCCATATACTCAAGAACGAGTTTACGCTTTCCTGCCTTATTCTCATCATTTATTGCAGAAACTTTCTCTAATATTTCCTTCATTTATTTCTCCTTATATGTATCTGGCTTTATTTTATAGGCCCACTTGGTTGGGTTGGCTCCATCGATTGTGGTAAACACGTCGTTACAGGCGTCCCATCCCCAGACCACCCAACCGTCAGCATCGCTCCAGAAACCGTCCTTCACTCCTGATGGATTGAAATCTTCATCAACCCAGTCTGGAGCCCACAACCACAGTGGTTCATCCGCAGGCGCAGTGGCTATGTTATTCCACTCAACCTGCTGCTCTCGCAAGAAGTCAATAGCCTGATGGATCTCTGTTAAAGTGAAATCCAGTGGATCACCAGAATCGCAACCACCGCCGTCAATACGATCGTCCGTCGCGGCTACCAGAATTTCATAAATGGACTGCTGCCATCTCCCCTGTTCTTCATCCATCCTTTTCTCCAACTCTTCATTCAGTTTATCGAGTTGGGCTTTCTCATAGCAGCCGCATGTATCTGTATTCATTTACCCTCCTGTTGTTTTGGCTGAAAGGGAAACGTTTTATTACACCTCTCCATAAAGAGCATCATAGCGAAATTGGCCACGTCAATGAGGTCTTTATCTTCGCCAAAATCGCCGTCTATCAACTTGGCCTTTTCTAAAAGCCGCTCCTTGATACTGTACTCATTTGGGTGTTGCCAGCCGGTGAAACCGGCACTTGCTTTATGTAGCATCCGCTTGGCCATCCACTCAGAGAAAATATTCACTGCTCTGAGAATTTCTTCTGTCTCATTTTCTTTCATCCGTCGTCTCCTTAAAAGAATATGACAATAGTCTCTACCCCGTCCTTCCGCATAACCAATTCGTACCCCTCGTCAGTCTTCTTGGCCACTCTTTCCAGCAACCTAATACTCAGCTTGAACAAACCAGATCGGCTCCCACAGCCAAATTTATCTTTTAGCGCATCCACCGTAGCTGATTCCTCGTCACTCCAATCAAGGATGGTTCTTTTTCCTTTCATCTATCTCTCCTCCTAAAGTATTTTCCTCAAAACGTTACCAAATATCCAAGCCTTCCTTCTCTTCTCGTCCAGCGTGAAATCAAGGTTCCGCTGACGGTAAAGCAACGCGTCCAAAATAGTCCACATCCATCGCATTTTCCTCATACCTCACCAACCTCCTCAGTGTGCGTTGAAGATCTTCCAGCGTTCCACTGTTATCCACGACGTGGTCACCGAAGACCTTGGTTACTCCAGCCTCAGACTTGTGGCCGGAGAATTCATTTTCATCTGACCGGCTGACCAAATGAACCACAATCCCGCCGTCCGCCCGGATCATCTCAGCCTCAGAATCAAACCGGCAGTCATCGATTAAGACCATGTCCTTGGTCAGGTTGAACCTCTTCAGGTTGATGGCCATCCGCTTCTCCCACAGTCCTGGGAAGTGGGTCCGGATACACTCGGTCCCGAGAATCTGAAGGGCCTCCCGCGGCGGAAATCCCCAGTTGGGATCGATGGCGTTCTTTCCTTCCATGGTGTACAGTTGCTTATCCTCGAACATAAAGAGGATCTTGGCTGCTAACTTCAGCGGTGTGGCGAAGCTGAGGACGAATTCTCCCAGCATCTTGGCCGCCGTGGTTTTGCCTGACCCCATTGGGCCTGTGAAAGCTATTAACATTTTCTTCTCCTTGTCTACCAAGTTTTTCTGTTCAATCTGGTTGAGTTTCGTCCATCAGCATCTTCAAATGTGCTGGGATCCATTGTCCCTTCCGCAAGACGCTTGACAAAAGACTTCCCATCCCTAAGTCCTCTCGCATACCCAAACTCTTCACCAATGTTCTGTGCATCGTTGACTGTACATCGCACTGACATGGCAACGTGCAAAGCCCAGTGAGGAACTTCCCACTTCACAGACTCCGCCGGGCTGTATCCCGGATGGTACTGAAAAGCCAACTTTCCTGTTGAGCCAACCAATATGTTATAAGCTGATCTTCCAGAGCATTTGCTACTGGTAGAAGGCTGGCCACAGGTGATAAACAAAAAGTATACTATCTCTTCAACCTCCCCTTCCGGAGGAGCCATTTGGCATGGAATCATCTCATCTAAGTCTCTTAATCCACTTCTCTTTTCAGCTATTTCTTTCAACATTTCAATTCCCCCATATAATGGCGCCAATAACGAACGTTACCAGCCCACAGAACCAACCGGCGAGAAGGCCGAGAAGGAATACTTTGGTTTGATCTTCTGATTCAGAAACCGACTCGGATGTTCCAAACATTTTGCCATGGCGGTGTAGTGGAATTGATGGAACAATCTTGTCGCCACATTCCGAGCAAGTCAATATTGCCTCTCCATCCCGCCCAGCTGCGTAGTACGTTTTAGATCCTCCGCACCTTTTACACTTCGTCATCGACATAAATTCTCCCCTATAAAAGCTCCTTTGTTTCTTCGAAAAGTAGTGACCACCACCTTGTCAACCACCACCGCTACCATTCCCCACCGAGCGTAATATTTTGCTTCTTTGTAGCCGTTATTCAACATTTTGATGGCAGGAAACTTAGGCTTGACAAGGTCCCCACCTTTAACAATAGCCAGAATTTCATTTACCAGCGTTGGCTGGTCCAGTTCTTTCCCCGTGCGTTGTTGATATTGTTCCTGAGCATGAATTGACACCCACATTACTCCTCCTATTGGTTGAGGTTATTTATTAATATTGTGAAAGAATTCAATCACATCCATGAACATCAATATTCCTGCTGCGATGGCTATGAAATTGCTAACTGCGTCAGATGTTGAGAAGCCGTTTGACTCAGCCAGTATTATGAAACCCAATAAGATTGCTGCTCTCATGTCTCTTTCTCCTTTTCACTCCAATCCGATGTTGTCCAACCATTCTTCCTGCCATCTGGCATTTTCGTCGAACCAACCATTCTCAGCATGCATCAGGCCCTGCTTGGCTCGTTCCATTTGCCTGAGTAAGTGTTTGATCTGATGCTCTTTCCTTCTCCTGTAACTCTCCCGGGCTTGATCTATTGTCTCGTATGCCCAGTATGAGTTATTGAGGATGAACTTGGGCTTCATATAGCCATTCGAAATCCAGACACCGCATCTGGTTTCTTTGATGACGCTATACTCATCCATGGTCAGCTTCTCGTAGCCGTCGTACCGGTAGAATTTTCTCACATCCATCTCACTCCTCCTTCAGTTTTATAGACACAAGATCAAACCCTCTCACGTTATGGTGATCTTCCTCTTTGGCTTCAAGAAAGAATTTCCTTATCTCTTCCTCGTCTTTGGCCTCTATGTCCCATGTCCTCACTTCCACATCTACCACACTGTCAAGCGGGTGAACAAATTTAAATGGATTAAAGTATTTTGGAATAACCCTCTCAAGCCTTGCTGTGAACATCGGCATTCTTTACTCCTCCATCAAACCGCGAATCTCACTCTTGTCTTCAATCAGCCGGACAGAAGACACCCCCGCCCCGTTCATCGAAACGTAATAGGCCACATCCCCGCACTCAGCCAGTTCAGGTGAGTGGGTGGTCAGCAGGATCTGGAAGCCGAGCTTCTGACACAACCCAAGCAGGACCTCGCCGGCCAAGGCTTGGCGGCCGACCCTCAGGGCCGCCGTCGGCTCATCCAGGGCCAGGAACTTCTCTCGTTTCCCCTCCATAATAATAAAGGCCGCCCGGAGAGCAATGGCAATGATGTTGGCTACGCCAAGGCCAGAGTTCCCTAAAGGATCCACGTCATGGCCATTCTTTACCAGCACCAGATCGGCCTCGGTCGAGTTCCTCCTTTTGACAAAGCGGACATCAAAACGGTACTCGGTGCCGTGGACAATGTGAAGGGCTGAAGTAACGACCGTCGAGATCACCCCGGAGACCTTCTGCTGGGCGGTATTGGCTGCTGTGGTGAAGAAGTCTAGTGCCTCTTCCCGGGTCCGCCTGACGATCTCAGTCACCTCCAGCCGGAATTCAGCCGTGGCCAGGTCCCGCTTAACCGAGGCCAGCCGTGTTCGTGCCTCACTGAGCAGCGGCTCGTAATTTATCGAGGAACTCATTTTCGATCTCCGTAATAAGGGTTTGTTTCTTGGCCTCTTTCTCCGCTACCTCAGCCTCGACTTCGGCGATCTCCTTATCAAGGTCCTCGACGGTGTCGTGCTCGTAGTCATCCTTGAGCCGCTTCATCAACATCTCGAGTCGGCCCTGCTCTTTGGATTGGTTCTCTTTTCCCTTTCTAATTAACTCTTTCCACTCAGCTATTCGCTTGTCTGACATAATCCATCACCTCCATAATGGTAGTTTTTAACAACTCTTTCTCCGGCGGAATTTCCACCAGCATCTTGGTTACAATTTGATCAAAGGTCGGTTTGTTCTTGCCAGATTCTTCCAAGCTGAATATCAGCTTGTCCATCAATGCCGGGTCGAAAGCCGTTCCTGATATACGGGAAGCCTCGGCCATCGCGGTCAGATCGAAGACCTCATCCTCAATCGGTATCGGGATCTCAGTGACACCGGCATCCGAGATCATCCAGCAGGACGGCTTGAAGTTCTTCTTGTCGACACTCTGTCGCAGCATCGGCCCGGTGTTGATCAAGGTACAGCCGTTGTGATCGACCACGAATTTCTCATGGAAGTCACCAGTGACGATATAATCAAAGCCCGGGTGGGCCTCTATCATCTGGACCGCTGATTGCGCGGCCAGCCATGGTGGTGGCGGGCCGTTCGTGACCGTCTCATGAGCGACCAGAATCTGAGGTCCAAGGAAACCATTCTTCTTGGGCTCTGGGTATGGATCTCCCCACGACCGGCCGTAGAGCGTGGCGCCGTTGATCACCTGGCCGCCGGTCAGAATCTCCATCACACCGGCGGTGACCAGGGTACCGAACTGGGTCTTGGACACCTCATTGTTGTGGTAGAGTTGATCATGCTGACCCATGACAGCATAGCAGGACGCAAAGCTCGACTGGATGGTCTGCATGATCGCATTGAGAAACCAGACCGCCCCAGTTGCCTTGTCAGTCAGGTCCCCGGCAAACACAGCAGCGCCGCCTTTCTGCGCTGCTGTATCAAGGATGAACTTGAACTTGCGGAGGCCTGTTATCGGGTAATCGTCTGTCCGGAACATCGGCTTCTTGGCGGTCAGGTGGTTGTCTGCGCTGAAAATGATTGGTTTCATTTATGCTCCCTGCGAGAACCTGCCATTTGATACACCTCGCCAAGCAACTGCTGGACCTTATCAAGACGCTTCTTCATCTTCTTCGACGTGGCCGGATGAGTGCACAGGCTGTCTTCTATGAGACACCTGATTACGTGTGTCCTGTCCAGTACCTCGTGATGATGGAACTTATCTAAATTTTCTTTCATGGTTGGTCTTTTACCTCTACTTCAAAAGTGTGCCCGCACTTTGGGCATTCTGTTATATCAGAAGTCTTTATTGATACTCCCCCAAAGAACAACATCACACAGAAAAGTACCCAACCCCACCCAGGTAACTCCCGGCTTATCATCCAGATAACCAAGCCAATACACGCGGCAAAGGAAATGAAAAGTACCGACGAAACTATTGTTATATTCACCTCTCCCCTCCTCAATTATTTGATCGTTACCTTCGTCGGCGTCTTCAGAATATCCTGAACCAGCTCTTCTTTGAGACTGAGTTTACCGGTCGTACAGGACGGACACAGATCAAAAGACACAGTCCCGTCCACTGTCCTTCCCTCGGTCCAGCCAACCTCCTTATTATTGTCCCGTGGGACTTTCCTGAGGCAGGAGTCACACATCAGATAATATTCATCCACGATTATGGTTCTTTTGATCTGTTGGGTCACGATGCTCATCTCAAACCCCCTCAATTAGCTGTCCACATTCTTTACACACCAGACCCAAGGCAGTGAGTTCACTGAACATTGAACTCAACTCCTGCTCCTGAGTCGCCAGTTTGTTCTTCGACTCCTTGGCCTGGACCAACAGGTCCTTCAGGCCGTTCAACCTGACCACGTCCTTGTCCAGCTCCTCAATCCGGCCAAGGTCGACTTGCTCCAGTACTTTAAATTTCTCGACATCACAAAGATGCAGAGCAGCAGAAACCCTCTTGGCTTCATGCAATGCCTTGGTGTCGTCATTCAGTTCTTTGTCGAGTTCCTCGAGCTGGTTGACCTTGGCAGTGCCCTCATCCAACCCCCTGTAGATATCCAGATTTATTGATGAAATATGATCTCGTAGAGCAGTCATATTCATCACTCTCATGCTGAGAGAATCTGTTACCCTATCCAACTCCTCCAACTCTTGGAGATCGACCTGTTCAAGCACTCCGAACCGATGAAGATCAACGCCGTGAATCTGAACGCTGAGATTACCAGCTCCCCGGACAAACTCATTCCGTTTCTCAACTTGTCTCTCAAGCTCATCGATTTCCCCTATTCGCTCCAAGATGTGGTCGTACTCCGGGAAGTCGGCCAAGGTTTGAGTTGAGGTCTTGACCTGTTCGGACAGTGATCTCGCCTTGGTCAAATGGGCGTTGGTATCTGTTATGAATTCCTCGGTAGAGGACAGTTCGTTGAAGACCTTGGTGGCTTCTTCAATCATCCTCTCATGGGTAGCCAAGTACAGGTTATGGTTTTTTATTTCCTCCTTCAGCTTTGTGGTCTCTTTCTTCGCCTCGCCGATCAATTCATTTGTGTACTTGATCGCCGCGTCAGACTCTGCGATTCCGGCTGCTTCGTTTATCCTCTTGGCTACCACTCCGGGGCTGGCAGTGAGGAGGAAATACTGGTCGACCTGGGCTTGGATATTGGTCTCATCCAGGTTCAGGACCTCGGTCACCTCTTCTGGGACATTTGAGCCCAGTGCCTTGTAGGTTTCTCCGTTGACCAAATACTCGTTGATGCCCTTGGCTTTGGCCCTGGTCACGGTACCCTTGTCAGTGTCGACGGTGACCTCTGCCCGCTTGTCGCCGGTCCAAGGTATCATCTCCTCGCCCCGCGGGGTGTTGGTGACCGGCCACTTGAGGGCCCTTCCTAACGAACTCTTGCCCTGGTCGTTGTCCCCAAAGAGTACCGTAAGTCCTGGAGATAGTTCCATAACACTGCCTGGGTGCGCTTCATACCGCATTGTCAACTTATTGATTTTCACCTCTTCCTCCCCATAAACATATCAAGTAGTCTGAACAAATCCTCTTTGCTCCCGCCATCAACCGAGCATAGCCACTCTGAGATGGCCCATTGCTTACCTTTCAACTCCCCCAGTTTGCTGACATCCACTATCAGAATCTTGTCGAGTTCGTGATAATGAATGAGGACATAACCGGGGGTGCCGGCCTGGGCCCAGCGGTACATGCCGGGATACTGGCGGAAGTGCCTGAGGATCATCTTCTTCCCGCCGACGCTCTTGCACTCCAGGTAGAATCCGCCTTGGGTCAAGGTTGAACAGTAAAAATCCGCGTTCTGAGCCTTGATAATGTTCCTGGCCGACCTGGTGTCCGGCAGTCGGTTACAGGCCATGTCGATTCGGGCTTGGTTGGTGAACCATTCTTCGGTATAGTTCTCGAGGTAACGGCCGTCATTTGATTTCGACATTGTCCGTCTCCTCGAGGAAAGCGTTGACCCAGCGTTTTGCTTCGCAGACCACCTCTCCCTTTGTCACGGTCTGGTCTACCGAAATCAGGCGAAGCAGCACTTGCCAGATCATCTCATTTTTCTGGGAGAGACCAACACGTTCAGAGTACTGACCAACTATCTTCTCAGGCGCGGTTGGAGTACCTGTGAAATAACATCCCTCGATGTGTTCTGCCTCGTCAGCAGGTTTTGGTGGATACCCTTCTGGGTGTTTAAAATATGGGTTTCTTCTCGGTGGCGGTTTTGTCTGATCACAGGTCATTTCAATTCTCCTATAACTTATCAATGACTTCCTTCAACTTCTCCTCATCAAACTTCGTGCCGATGCTGATCAATGTGCCGAAGTTCCTCCCGATCTCGATCGAGCTTTCTATCGGCACCTCCATGGTGGCGTACTTCTCCAACATGATAGCGTGGGCCTCTTTCAAGAAGGGCAGTACGTCTTCCCTCGTCACCCAACCATCGCACTCATCGTGAACGCTCATAGCATAGCCCGCTTCATACCGCTCGAAGATCTGTCTCTCCCAGAATTTTCTCTGCACCTGCTTGAGCTGCTCCCCAGCCGGAGACTGGATCTCAAAGTTAATACCTGACCTGATCTCGTGGCCGTCTTTCCATGAGCCATCAAGCACCAGATGCTTCCTGGCTCCAAGTAGTGTACTGGCGTACCCGTCTCTCAGGATTCTTTCTTCCACATCTTTCTTCCACTGAGCCACCCCAGGAAAAGCAGCTGCCTTTGCAGCGATGATCTCTCTGGCCTTTTCAACAGTGATCAGCAGCTTCTCAGCCAGCCCAACCTCTGTCTGTCCGTAAACATCTCCGAAGTTTACTGCCTTGGAATCATTACGGAATTTCTTCAACTCCTTCTGCATTGGGTTGTCGGTGTCGTCATAACCTTCAGCAATCTGTTCGTAAGTGAGCTCCTTACCAGCAACTGCAGCGACCTCAACAGCTGTTACAGAATGGAGGTCCTTGGCAGGGCCGTCCTTTGGATAACACGCCAACATGATCTCACATTGGGATCTCTCAGCAGTCAGCCTGAGTTCCTGTCCAGAAAAGTCCATCGACCACCAGATCAGATCTTCTTCTGGCGGAACATACACCTCTCTGATAGGCGACTTCTTCGAGCACTGCGAAAAATTGGGTCCCTGAGGGGCCGCTCTCCTGCTCGTGGTACGACAAATTCCTGGGTTTGGGTGGACAAAACCGTCCTTTGGGTTGGGCATCTTCGGATAAGGTTTGAGGTACAATCCAGCATCAGTCTGCAGTGCTTTCGCCTTGATCAACAACAGCAACAGTTCCTTCTGCTCTTCATCTGCATCGTACATGATCGCATGGCGGACGGCAGATTCATTGCCTTTGGGGTTGCCCTGCTTCTTACCCGCTGCTCTCATCTTGTCGGTGACCTTCCCGCGCAGCCGGATCGGAAAGCCCAAGGCCTCATACAAGAAGGCCGTCATCTGCTTGGGGCTGCCGAGGTTGAGTTCAGGCTTGGGCACGAACAACTTCTCACCAGCGGCATTGAACCTTTCCAACTGCAGATCGGCACTGTTCTCCAGTTCCAATTCACTGTCGTCCAGAGTCAGAGCAGCAGTTAAATCTGGAGCCTTGTCCTGCATCAGCGTCGCCAGCTTCTCTACCGATCGCAGGTTGCTCTTCAAGGACTCGCCAGTAACCTGCTGGTAGACCTTCTTCAACTCAGATCCGGATAAGTCCTGAGCCGGCAGGAAGATACAGCCTGGCAGCTTCTCAGTATAGAAAGCCCCGGACAGTTCGTCGCCGACTGTCCACTCAATATCGATCAGCTTTTCATTGATCTGTTTCCACAGCTTGGCAGACTCAATCTCGTTCTCGACCGTCAGTTCAGCCAGCCTGTCCAGGTCAAACTTCTGACCGTTGAGAAACGCCTCGGCACACAGATAGGCCGGAGCCAGTTCACACATCTCGTAAGCATTCCAGGTACCCTCGTAGCGCATGATGATCTCATACAGATTGGCCAGCGCACCGGTGCAGATCGAGTCATCCGCGCCGTAGTCAACCACTTCCTGGCCGGTCATCTCGTTCATCTGTCTGGACGGTACCGGTTCATAGTCATCAACTGCCTCATCCTCGCCATCCTCAGTCCAGGCAGGCTTCTCGGTCGTCACTTCCTCAAAGGTTACCTGCTGGTAATCCAGATAGGTCTTCGAGCAGTATTTCAATGCCAAAGGTGTGTTCTCGTTGACATACGACTTCATGATCAAAACGTCATGGACATTTGGCAACCAGCCCCTGTCGAACCTGAGTTCGAGATGCTTGCGTACAACCGGCAACTCGAACCCCGCATTGAAAACGAAGAGAGGTTTCTTCTCATCACAACAATTCAACAACATGGTCATGTCGTTGAGGGCGATATTCTCAGTGTCGGCGTGATCAACCGGGAAATAGTAGACCAAGTTGTTGTTCGGGCCGGTGGTGATTGAGAAACCAGAGAGATGCTGACCGTATACATCCAACCGCGGGCCGCGCTGAGTTTTGTTGGCGATACCCCAGGCCAAGGACGCCTCATCGCTCCACGTCTCGATATCAAATGACGGCCCCCAAGGTACGGCTGCAAGTTGCTGTTTGAACTTCTGGATGAAGGCTGAGGTCAGCTTGTCCTTGGTAATCAACTCGATCTTGAGGTCCCAGTTTTTCCATGTGCTGTCGCCTTTGGGGTATCTGGCTTTCCAGACTATGTCGTCCCAGCCGGGGTGATGTGGGCGAACACAGTTGTACGAGGCGTATACCAGTTCTTCACTGTCGAGTATCTTCTTAAAAGGTTTGAACTCGTCTACAAAAGGAGCCAGGTCCTGGAGAGTTCTCTTCTCAAGCATTTCTAAAAATTCGTCCAGTGAATCTGATCCGTATTTGATGAGCATGTCACGGAAAGCAGATTCCCCGAAGCCCTTCGCGCCGGGCACCGCGTCAGACGGGTCGCCTATCAAACTCTTGTAGACAACAATATGTTTCTTGTCGACGCCCATGAATTTGAGTGGGTCGTTGATCTGGCCCTGGTAGAACAAATCTCCGGCGGCCAAAAGATCTCCATCCCCGGACCAGACTATTGAATCCAGTACTTGGGACAGTGCAAAAATAAAGTCGTCTGCCTCTACCTTCTCCTTGACCACAGACACTGCACCATAAGAGAGGAGATTTTCTTCCGCCCGGTCCAGCATTTCGTAGAACTCTTTTGAGAACTCCGGCGGTCGCGGTTTTCTTACCCGGTAGCCAGGAAGAAATTGCCGCCGCAACTCAGAGGCGTTACGTCCGTCCTTCACAAGGATACATTGTGAAGGAACCATGTTCAGTGTCTCGAGGGTCTTCTGCAGGGAAGTCAACCAGATCTCGTAACCATCAATCTGCGATGGGATGATCTCGTCCTTTCCTTCGAATTCCACAACACTCGCACTGGGTCCGGATACGGCTGCCCACAGCGAGGCTTTCATCACGCTGGAAGCATCAATCAACAGTCTTTTCATACCTCAATCCCCCATAGCAATTTCACAGTGTACGCCAGGTCGAGATCCATCTTCACGTTGTTTACCATCCACTCGACATAATTCTTCGGCAGCTGCTCCATAGGCAACCCTTTGTGCTTACCAAACGGCATCAGCTTCAGCCTGACTGGTGTGTTCGAATATTCTGCCAGTTTCCAGATGTCCCAGCCAGTTCCTTCAGCCATGTAGTCAAGGAGACCGAGGCAGTTTCTGACATCCCCGAGGACCCTGTGACTGAGTTGTTGTTCCAGATCACAGTAGCAGGACAGTGTTGCCAGCTTATGTTCCGGTGCATCGGGCAGGAGCCGCCTGGCCAGGACATAGGTGCAGCAGGTCGTGACGATGTTCATGTATGGTGCCAGTAGCGGATAATCGTACTTTGCATTGTGGGCCACAAGCATGATCTCGCCTTCTGGGAATTTGATCTGATCGATGGTCGGAGCGTCGACCACATCTGCTGTTCGGATATTATGAATACCGCTGACCTCGCAAGGTATTGGAACCATTGGATTTATTAGAGAAGAGAACTCCTCAACGACACCTAAATCCTCGGTAATTTCTGCCCAACCAACTTCGCAGATGTGGATGGGATCCACAAGTCCGGTTGTCTCACAGTCCGCTACAATTATTCTCATCTTCCTCTCCATACAAGAAAGCCCCTCTTTCGAGGGGCTCCAGTTAAGATTGTTAAACCACAGAAACGATAGTGTAAGCGTCGATCACATCCAGAGGTACCAGATCCGGGACCAGGATGGTGAAGTCCTGGCCTGCCTTGTTCACCCCGGGGATGGGTTTGATTCTGATACACTGGCTTTTGTCAGATCGCATCAGTTGCTTGGCGACCCAGAGTTGCTGCTGCATAAAGAATGCGTTGAAGCCCTTGATAGCGGTGGTGGATACCGATACCTGAACGATGCCGAGGGCCACTGCAGTATCCTTGTACTTGGGGTCAGCGTTGAAGATCATCGCATAGATGTCCTTGTACTTGCCGACCCGCCACTCTTCGTACACTGGCTGCTTTGCTGCCTTGCGAATCTCGGCCGCCTGCTCTTGCCACTCCTCGAAAGTCATTGACGCTCCACCGTCCCGGTCAGGAATTGTGGCGCCGTCATAAGAGGCCCGGCAGTACTTCCTGGCCTCCTGCTCCTCTTTCTTGTCGACAACCGGCGCACACATCCACCGGTAGGAGTGGGACACCACCTGAACATCGACCCACGGACCCAACACGATGTTGGAATCCGTCCGAATCATGCCGGCGGCACCCGGCACCAAACGCGGGAAAGTATTCCCGTACTCGACAGGATCCATCAGGTTCTCGAGCTGGGCAAAGCTGGGAGCCTTGTCACCGACGACAGCCGGGGGTGCTGCCTGCTGCTTGACAGCTGGCGGTGCTGCTTGGGTTTGTGTGGTTTCTACTTCAGGTGCGGGGGTGGGTTGGGTCTCTTCTTGGGGAACTGCTGTTTTATTTCCACGTATGGCCATTGTAATACCTCGTAAGTTATTGATTGTAGGTTGTTGGTTCTGAGTTTTGGTTTGTACGTTTTGTTTTCTGTGGGTGGCGTCACCTCCTTTTATTCAAAGAATCCTTGACTGACAAAGGTTCCACTCAGGTCGAATACTACCTCGGTGTAAAACCCGGTGTAACCATTAATCAGATCAGATATGTTACTGTCAGGGAATGAGTGGTTGTTGTTTGTTGACTCCAAGATTATTACCAGAAGATTCTTCTCTTCTGTTACCCTGGTAATTTCTACCCCGAGCGAAGCGTACAGTTCTACGAACCGTTTCAGGTCACACTCGCCGAGCTTTTCCAGTAATTTCTTCATTTGATTTTCTCCTCCCTACTGATGTATTTACCGTCTTTTACGGAACTAGTCAACGGGAAAAAGATCTTCCCTCAAACTTTTTGGCGAGCACAAAACCTCCTGCATGACATCGTCCCGGGCCATAATGAGTTTCAACAGCGTCTTCTGGATGGTCTTGCGGGCGACAAACAGGGTGATAATGACCCGCTCCTTTTGACCCTGGCGATAAATTCTCCCAACCGATTGTCGGAATCCACGAGCAGTGACCGGCATCTCTGGATAGACGGCACTTGAACAGACTTGAAGATTGAGACCAACCCCTCCAGATTTTTCATTGATGGTCAGCACTCGCAGCTTCCGATCCTTGAACGCCTGAATATATTTGATCTGTTGGGTCCTTGAAATACTTCCGTAGCAGCCTCCGATGCCTAGTTTCTTGTATCTCAGCATCATTTTATCGTTTGACATCACGTACTTATTGACTATGAGAGTCTGAGGATTGTTCTCCACAATTGTGTCCAACAGACTCAGTACCTTCGGATCTTTTTTGTACATTGCTTTGTCAGGATTGACAATGATCTTTTGCGCCCAATTATAGTAAGCCATGACTTGGAGAGCATCAATCACTATCTTTCCGTCATGAACAAGCATCTTTTTCTCAAGCAACTCCTTGTAGATCTTATAGTGCTCGGGGTCTAGATCGTATTCTATAAGGTTGTACACTACAGGCGGCAGGTCCAAATAGTCCGTTGCGAAACGTATCGACGCCACGCTTCTCAGATTCTCCTTGAGCATGTCCAAGTTCATGAACTTGGTTGGGGCTCCAAAAATGTTCTCCTCCGATACATGTAACCTGTTGAATTGGAACTCATTTGTGTAAATGTCCGGATCAATTGTTTTTATCAGGCCGTAAAGGTCGGCCGGATTATTAGACGGTGTGGCCGTCAGCAGGCAGCAGCCGTCATTGAGCTGAGGGAATTGAATGACTTCCTTCTTTGGCAGCATCCTCCCCGGTACAATGATATCCTTTTTTAAAATCCCTCCATTCAACATCTTGTAGAACTTGTTGTTTGGGTTCGACAGAATGGTGGCCTCATCCACCACAAAGTATCCAGGGAAGCTCTTAATGGTGTCATAATCCTTCTGGAAGATCTCGAAAGATAAGATAATGATATCATGGTCGAAGTTGAACTTCTTCCGGTCCTTTGGCGTCCCGGCGTAGAGCAGGGTATCGAATCCCATGTAACTGGCCACCTCGTACCACTGCTGGGTCAGTGAAGCAGGACAGAGAACATAAGCTCGGTCGAACCCGTGCAGCAGATTCCAACCAGCAGACATCGCCCCCATCAAAGTTTTCCCTAAACCGATATCGAGGAAATATCCACAGGACTTAGCCCGACCCCGGGTATTCAGGTCCTCAATTTGGTAGTTATGAGGCCGCTCGACGCCAGGCGGCAGCCTGATCCCGGCATCGAGGACTTCTTGGATGATACCGAGGTCCATTACCACCCCCACTCGATGAGATCATACAGCTTTCTCATCACCCTTTCAGTCTCTTCATATGCTGCGAAGTCCATTCCGAGTGAGTCATAACTGCCGTGGATGGCCGCCACTCTCTCGGCTATTGGTTTCAGCAACCCCAACTTGTACGAGTTGGTGATCACCGTGAGAAGATCAGAAATACATTGTTCACAGACCTTGACCAGTATTTCCGGGTAGAATATATCAGATTCATTCATAGCCAGGCGCCAGGTTTCGATCTGAATGGCTACCCAGAGCTGGTTCTTGGCGGTGTTGCCGGACTGGGGCCATTTCCTCAAGGCGTGGTGGACTTCTCCGATAGTCTCTTTGTTAAGGTGTTGAATTATTGGAGATTCTTTAAAGGCGTCAATGGTGTCCAACCTGATCAGGCAGCCGCCTATCGCCGCCAGCATGGTGAGTGATTGTCGCGTGGAGTGGCTCATGGTTTCAGATCCTCTATGTGGCCTTCGCAGACGAGGAGGACGAAGAAATCATCAGGATTGGTGAATTCGTCATCCTCGTCAGTAGTTGTGAACTCAAACGCAGCCTCTAATCGAGCTGCGTAAATGGCCTCCGTTGTATCGTTGACCGAAACATGAGCCAAGTAAGTTTCCTCCCCGTACTCGTCAGCAAGATATTCAGGATACAGAAGTAACACTGTGTAATCTTTCATTTGCTCTCCCTCTTAATAAATTCAGCAACTTTGACTCTGAACTCGGCCTCGTCCTTCGCGGCCCACCGTAACCGAGCAGACACTGCGCAGCTCGAAAAAAGGTGGGAGTACCTACTGTCAGAGAACTCTTTGTCATTGATAAGTTCCTCCCCGCACAGAAGACAACGAGTATGACTAACGTAGCCAGACTCCAAGTCTCCACATCCGTCCCGGTATGTTATCGTTTTCTTTCCCACATCTTTGAAACATACAGAGAATAGATTGTCATTATGGCTCCACTCCCCGTACTTCCCATCTGTCCAGTGCGGTGACAGCTTACTTCTTATCGAGGCAAGCTGGTATGGCTGAAGCTCCTCGAGAACCAAGCGCAGTATCTTTTCTGGTTGGTGTCTCATTATTATGTCGATGTTATTCATCCCCTCCCCCTCAATGTTTCTTAAAATGAACAATCTTCAGCCTTAAGCTGTCCTCATCAAAGCACCCGCCCTCACAAGTAGCGCAGGTCACGTCCGATTTCCCCCAAGTCTTCGGACAATGAAAAGCCTCGTTGTGACGGTACCACCCCTCATCCTCCCCAAAATACGTAAGGGTCACCCGGGCCAACAATTCATTAGGCATGTGCTTGGCTATCAGGTTCATACAGGCGCCGAAGCAATCTGGATCAGTACTGAACAACAGGCGCAGGTTAGGCAGGCCAGGCAGCAGCGCCAGCATCCGGTGGAACATCGCATTGGACCGCCAGGCCCGGGTCGGCAGCATAAAGACCGTATCCGGATTCTTCTCACAGATGTCCCGGACCTTGAGAATATCCTTGGTCCGGACCAGGGCCTCACCCCGGGACATCAGCCTGACCCGAGCTGTGGACTTTTTCTTGGTGGCCAGATCAGCCTTGACTATGTCACCGGTCAGGGTCCGCCAATACTCCTCTTCCCGCTTATCAACCTCCTCCTTGTGCTTCATGTACAGGTTTTCCGTCTTGACACAGTAGCAATGCTGCTTGCAATACTCAGTGGCATGGACACAGGACTTAGGCCTGGCCCTGTTGATGGAAAAGAGGCCGATGTGTTCGACGAATTTGATTTCATTCATGGCTGAAGTCCTCCCTCAACTTGGTGATAGAAATAGGTGCTGACTCGTGGATGGTTCCGTTGTTCTTCCGCTCCCAAGACACAGCGTATCTGGAAACGATCATCATGCACAGGTCCCAGTTCAACTGGCAGCCGACCTTTTCCACATCAAAGTCATCTCCATAGACAATTTCAAACCATTCAGGAGCTGTATTATAATCCCGGATATCTTCCGCCTCTATACTGCCACTATCCTTGATAGTTCCATGATTCTTTCAAACAGGTCCTCATCAATCGACACCTTCATCAGGATATCATCAATGTTTTCATTGTGTTCACATGTTGCTATTCTTTCATACGTTTCCATAATATCACCCCTCAAATTCAGTAATAGACTTTCCAGTCCTCTTTTTAAAATCCTCATACGAAACGAACACCGGCCCCTCGCCCACATCAAACTTCTGGGCGACAAACATCCCCAGGGCTGTTGATTCCATGACGGCGCCCGTCGTCCGGCTTCTCCTCAGTGTCCGCTCAACCCAATTTTTACTGGGTAGTGAGAGGAATACGGTCATGTTGGTTGAGACCGGCTCGGGAATGTATCCCACTCTCAGGAATTGAGATCCTTTAAACAGAATACAGAGCCCGTTCCGGTCCATGGTTATCACATTTGCCCTGAGCGCGGCCCGGATAACGGTCTGGCCATTGACCTGATCGTACAGGACAAACTTCCTGCCGGGAAAGACCTTAACCACACTGACGTGTGGCAAGGCTATGATTTGTTTGTAAAATGGGGACTTGGCGGCGTAGAAGTCGTTGGCCTCATCTTTGGTAAGGAACTCGCTACTCATAAACCACCATACCTTGATAGGCTGTGACTACGTTATCCTTGACCTTGATGATTCCAACATCCCCCCGCTCTTCTCCGCTCCACTCAACAGCGCCGTTCAAAACATACCCCCACGGCTTAAGAAAATTCTCAACAATGTATTCAAGCCACTCAACATAATAGTAGAACTTCTCTGTCCCGTTCCACTCGATACCCAGACCGTCTTCAGTTGGTACCCACTGACACCACAGTCCAGGCTGGGTTCTGGGAGGGCCATTATAATCCAACACTGACTCGTCACTATTCTGGCCAAAGTCTCCTCCCGCCCCAACGAAGTACTCACCCTCGGTACCGATAGGCAATCCAGCAGCTTCCCTGGTGGGATCAGGCAACTTAGCAGCAACACCTGCATTACGCTTCATCCTCCTTGTCTCGCTGAACTGATTCAGATACTCAGCATGCTTAGGTGCAAGAGGTCTATCGAGCTCAAACTGTCCGTAAAAATCTGTTGTATATCCCATTTCATTTCTCCTTAGTTTTTATTGATTTCATGGCACACAACAACGCTTCTTTCTGTGTTTCCAACCACTTATCTTCCTCGGAATTTAACCGAGACCGAAAGGCTACTGTCAGTCCCGGCCCAATCTTCCCCCGATAGAATTTCTCATGCTGCAGGGTTCGCATGTAGGAGTTGAACCACAGGGAAGATCTCATCAGTTCCGGATCGGCCAACCCCCGGTACAACTCGTGGAGTGGTAGAAGATCTTCAGCTTGATACAGTAGATCGGTAAATTGCCTAGGTGACATCGTTTCCATGGCCAGCCTGACCGTTACCCCTCCTACGGTACAATCCAGCGTCTGGAGCCATAATTGGATATCCAGCAGCTTCACTATTTTCTTCAATCCCACAACCCCCTCGAACCCTGGCTCGTATTGAAAGAATGCTGCTGAGGTTCGAGACAGTAGACTGAAG